CTATTCTTTTGATAAATCAAAGATATAAATGTTTCCATTAACAGGAACCTTCAATATCAAGTTCTGAGCCTTTGGATTCTTCGCAACAACCATACCATAACGCATTTGACCTGCATTGATAGTTACACGCTTAAAGTATCTGCTATTGATACTTGCCTCTGCTTGTGCCCTAGCCTCATCATTAGCGTTAGTTACAATCTGTGCTTTAGTTTCGATGGTCGTAGTCTTACCATCAGCTCCTTTGACATTAGTGCTTACTGACTGCTCCTCTACATTATTTGGACCCCATAACAGAATCCTTGTCTTTTCTTTCTTTACCCATTCATCACAAGTGTACACTTCACAAGACTCAGTCTTATTCTTGTTTATAGCCTCAACTTGTATTTTTGAAGGATCAAAGTTAAATCTATTCTTACTCTGGTTAATAATCGAAACATAAAACTCCTGATGTTTGGTTATCTTCCGATCATCTTTTTTAGAGACAACAACTATTACACCATCATCACCATCAACCTGTATACCTTTATTTCCAGATTCATAACCAACAGTATACTTCTCAAATGTTTTCTGTGCCATTGCCGGAACACTCAAAAGAAACATTGAAAGAGCAAATAAAATCTTCTTCATAACTTAATCAATTTGAAATTTTACCAATAATTTTCCACACCAGCCACATAAAGTTTTGCCTTTAGCCTCAGCAGAAGCAAAATGTTCAAACAACATTTTCCTATATTAAAGATTATTCTTTCATTATTCACATCATTATTATACATTTCAAGTATCATTAAAACAATAGCGATGCGCTCTTCTAAATCCTTTTTCTACGGCTTCTGCAACGGTTTTAGCATACCCTTCACCTTCATTTTCTATCTTAACATTATCGTATTGTTGATCAAACGGCAAATGATAAATCTTTTCTCCTGTAGCCTCATTTATATTCAACTTTATCGGTGCATAATCTCCCATTTGAAAATTTTCACGAACTATTACACCTAAGTATTCTGCACATTTCTTTGCATATTCAGAAAGCTTTATTGTTGTTATAAATACTGGCACGACTTTAGAACGATTCAGATTATTTCTAATTGCATAATCTAAGGCTGACCCATATAGCTGAAATATATGCTTCTCGAAAATTGTTTTATCTTTTGCCCACATTTTGCATTGACAAATATAAACCATACCAGTTTCCTTGTTTATTGCAATAACATCACGCCCACGATCCTCCAATTTCTTATTCGCACCTTCTTGAATTACCTGAAACAAAGGAGTACCATCATTATTTTTTACCTTATAAAAAAGATAAGCAATAAATGTTTCATAATCACGTCCAATTTCCCACTTTGTTTTATTGTGAGATTGCATATAACATTCCAAGAAAAACTGCGCTCTTTCATCTTCGTCTATTGCAGTACATTCTGTTTTCCATTTTGTTTCTACTTCGCTAGCCTGAGCAGCCTGCGTAGATTCATCAAAAATGTCATCATCAAAGAAATCAGCAATCTCTGGGTATAAAGACTCTATTGTCTCATATTTGTATTGAAACATTTTATATTTTTCCAATTCTTCTTTAAAACATCTCTTTATATGCTTAACGTTTGCTGCAGCTGTTAGAGCTGGTCTTGGCTTAAAAATTAGATAGTTCATTAAAGTGTCACAAAACAAAGAAGAAGCTATATCCGCGTATAATGTCGAAACAACTTTAAGAGGATTAGATGCAGACAGTACATCTTTTATTACCTTTTCTCTTTCGTCATTTTTGGATTCTCTATTTTTTAATGCTTCCTCTCGTTTATTTAACCAAAGCTCTTTAGCCTTTAAGTCACCTAAGTTTTTTCGAGCGCATTCTATACTTGTGCGCTCAACAATAAAATAATCACAAAAGCTAATCCATTTTTTCTTTAACAAAACAGAAAGGACAATAGTACAAATAGAAAGAATAAAAATTACAGGATATGTCTTATAATAAATACTTGTTACTTGCGTATTTCCTATAATAAAAAGCACTATTCCTCCTAGGATGAAGGCTAAAGCCACCATCCCAAATATTTTTGAACCTACCTCAATCAAAGTGCTCTCTTTCATTTTGCATTTTTACTATCCTACATGTACCTGACTTCTTGCAGAAAGACCCTGGATCTCCCTCAGCACCTTATTCTCAGCTCTTAAAGCAATAAGTTCCTCATACAAACTTTTATCTGTAACAGGAGCCGCAATAAAATTTGCCTCTAATTGTTTGTCATTAAACAAATCAATAACTTTCACTCCTAAAGCTCCAGCTAAAGACTGCACAAGGCTAATTTTAACATCGGAACCATTTAGTATGTTTTCCAATGCAACTTTGCTGATTTTCATTTTCGATGCTAACGAAACTAACCCAATACCATTTTCCTCTATATAAGACTTTATTTTATTTAAGTCCATCACATCATTAACATAGGTCTCAGCATTACTATCAAAGAAAACATCAACAGGCACACCAAATATGGATGCGATTTGTTCCAAATCACCTCCTTGCATCTTATTATTGTTTATACACCTGTGAAGGTTTGCTTCACTCATACCAATGTCGGCTGCTAATTTCTTTAGTCCACCAACTCGCTTTTCTGCAAGCTTCTTAATTACATTTAAGTCCATATTATACTATATTTTAGTTAAGGACTATTAAATATGATAGCTTTAAGCCAATTTTAGGCTAAAATATTTGCAAGTCTCTAAATTATTTTGTAGCTTTGCACCGTAAAGTTAGTAAATAAATAAATAAGTACCAAATAAATTTAAAGAAAAATGAAGAATTTAGATAAAATATTTCCGGAATCAGCAAAAGCTGAGGATGGATAGATGAGAAAAGATGTTTGTCTTTCTGTGATTTGGCAACACCTCCCTTCCGCTGTTTGCTAACGATCATTAGCAAATAAAAAAGCCCCCTCCGTTCCGTGAGGGGGCTAACATAGTCCATTGTTATGGACAAAGTTTCAAAAGTATGGAGACTCCATGAATCTGATTTGCTGGTGCAAAATTAGCAAATAAACAGATAAGAACCAAATTAATTTGAAGAAAAATGAAGAATGAAGATAAAAAAGTTCCTGATGCGCCTAAAAGGTTATGGGTTCAAACAAATTCTTTGATACACGACTCAGGCTTAATGTCCGTAGGAAATGTTTCATATAAAGAATATTGGATTGGACACAAAAATAAGGTTCCAAAGAATGTAAGACCTTGGAGTTTTGAAGAAGAAGAGGAATATATCAGCCTCAGCCGATCTTGGCATAAGGCAAAGGAAGTTCCGGAAAATTTGCACACCTTTATCATTGGTGTTTCCAAAGACTTCAGTCATCCGGTTCTTATTGACTTAGAAAAGAAATGCCTGCATAAGTTTTATAATGCTGTCAACATAAGCGATAAGATGAAGTGGAACGGAATCATCCGCAAAGATTTCCGCTTTGCTTACTGGGCTTACATCAAGGACTTAGTTCCTACCATAGAGGAAGGAGGCACAAAATGAAAAAAAATAAAGCTCTATTCCTCGATATTATGCTCAATAATAGATTTGTATGCACACTGAAATACATGTATTGTCCATTGTTCGCAATTAGATACGAGGCGTTAATAAAGTTTGTTCTCGATAAGAGACCGTCTTTGAAAGGCAAACCATTCAGAATAATGTTTTGAAGCAACAAACGAAACAAAGCGTATGAAAAAGATAATGTTCAATGACCAGTACGGCCTCACCGAAGCTGTTCTAGATGGTCGCAAGACTCAAACCAGAAGAATCGCTTACGAAAAGCCTTTCAAGTATTACTGCAATTGCGGTTTCTATACGGAAGGAAAAGACAAAGGCAAACTCGCCATCAATGATGGAAATGAGATTGTAGCAAAGTCCACTTATAAAATAGGTGAAGTCGTAGCAGTCGCACAAAGATACAGCGATATTCCGTATATCAAAGAACTACACCCAAGGATAAATACTTCCGAAGGATGGGGAAACAAGATGTTTGTGAAGTCTGATTTGATGCCTCATCAAATTAAGATTACCAAAATTTGGTGTGAAAGACTACAGTACATCAGCACCGATGACTGCATGAAGGAAGGAATCTGCTGTTGTCACATTCCCTGGTTTCATGATGTCTATTCATACGATGCCACTAACGATAGCAAACGTAAGAAATGGTGGTACCAAACTCCTATCGAAGCATACAAGATGCTTAGCTGTAAGCTCCACCTTCATTGGGATGCCAATCCTCTCGTTTTCGTTTACGATTTCAAACTAGTAAAATAACAATTAAAATCAAGCAATATGTCAGAAGAAAAAGTACCACTCAGACCTCAGATCAGAGAACTGGAGCTGGGTAAATCAATCAGTTTCCCTATCAGGAGAATGAGAACGATCAAGACAACCTGCTCGGAATTAGGTGTAATTTACTGTCGTAAGTTCAGAACCAAAATCAACCGGGAGAAAGAGATCATCACAGTTACAAGAACAAAATAAAAACAATAGTCATGAACGAAGTAGTACAAATCCAGTTTGCAGATAAGATGCTATCCTTTGATACATTCCTGTCAGCCATACGTAACGTTGTGAAAGAAGAAGTCTGCAAGGCTGTGGGTAAACGTCCATTCCTCACACAAGCCAAGGCATACGACATCTACGGAAGAAAAAACGTAGAGCGATGGAAACGTGAAGGAAAGGTTAAGGATTTCGCAAGAGGCAGTAATGGCAAGATTACTCGCCACGAATACAAAGTATCAGAGCTGGAAGCCTGTGCCTGCCAAGTTCAAGACTATCTGTGTCCAAAATAATATTTCACTTTTAGGATAGATATAAGGCTGATATTGATTAGTACAAATTATGCGAAACTATGGTAGGTAATAGTTGCTTTGCCCATTGGGGGCGATGTTCAAGTTATAACGTTTAAATTACTTAGTTCTGGGTGTTTATCAAAAAAGACTGCGAAGAAGGACTAAGCAGCCGGGCACGGGGTTCGAATCCCTTTACCTACCGCTATTATAAACAATATAAAAAGATAAAGTTATGAAAACAATTAAGATCATCTTCTGCATTGCCATCTGGCTAGTCCTTGGATGGCTCTGCCTCAGTAAACTCTCACAGGGCATTCATGATGAGAACCTCATTTCACAGATGCCTCAAAGCACCTATGATGAGATAGTAGATACTCTTACCTCTCGTAATGGCTTTCAGCCTACCGAGCATCAGATAGTAACTTACTATTATGAGCGATTCCAGAAGTAAGAGCATCGCAGCTCGCAAGTGCCTCCTCTGCAATGATGGGCGTAACTACATCAATGGCAAGTTTTGCCTTAAGCACAAAAGATACGTGGAGCATCAGGAGAAACTTCCATGTGAATGAAAAATAGATTAGCTAACCATCCTGCAAAGGATATAAAAGAAGAGAATATGAAAGAATTTAAATTATTTGCAACGTTAATTCAAGTTGCGTTTATTGTTATGAAGTTATGTGGTGCTATTCACTGGTCATGGCTATTGGTTATTTCACCAATTTTGCTATATCTTGTATGGATGGCTTTCAGAATCGTTTTCTCGGTTTTTTACGTAAAACACGAAATCAAAAAGAGTCGAGAGAGTTTCCGTAACAGAATGGACAATCTAAAAAGATTGCAGCAAGAGCAACAAGAGGCAATGAACAAAAGAAAAAAAGAACTGGAGGAGATAAGAAATGAACAAAGAAAAAGCTATTGAGTATATTAAACGTGCCAAAGAGCAGCTATCTTATGATTTGCTTACTATTAGGCTTTGTGAAATGGCTCGCAATAATTTAGAGAAGGCACTTAAAGAGTTGGAGGGCAATATGGAACAGAACAACAAACAGACGATGCCATGTTTCGAACCTGGCAACCTTTACGTCTTCTGCGAAGAAGACGAGGATGGCGTGTTGACCATTATAGGCGAACTCATCGCCAAGAACGAGAGTCAAGACACATTGACATTCGGCAATCAGTATGAGATTGAGACCGAGAACTTCGTTACCAATCAGGCATTTGACCTTCGCATAAGTACACACAAGGAACTGCGAGAAGCGACTGATGAAGAAGCTATCTTGTTTCAAAATGCTTTCACTCTCTGGAAGAAGAGCAAGGAGCATCCATCATTCAAGACCTTCGATAAGGTTCTTGTGCGTAACCAAGATGAACATAAATGGAGACCAGCAATCTTTGTACAAACACGTATAGGTGATTCCCCATACAGGTACAACGCTTTGCTATTGTCTACCTGGCAGGTAGGTGACTTTGTCCAATGCATTAAATACGAAGGTAATGAGAAAATGGCATTCACCGCTGCCCCATTTTAGGTAAACAGAAATGTAGTTTTTATATAATTTCAATCATTATGGAATCAGAAAAAGCAAAGTCAGACCGCATAGCCCGGCAGCGAGAATACTATCTTAAGCATCGTGATAAAATGCTCGCCTATTCTCGCAAATACATCAAGGATCATCCCGAAAAGAAAAAGCTATATCGGGAAAATGCAGCCAAGAAACGAGCCAACGGCACTGGATACTATCAGCGCAACAAAGAAAAATTGCTGGAAAAATCTAAGAGCTGGAGACAGAATCACCCCGAAAAGGTGAAGGAGTACCAGCGCAGATACTATCAGAAGAAAAGAGCAGCAGCAAAGAAAAAGAAGAAGATAATGCTGAATCCAGATATAGATAAGGCAAAATCCCTCTTCCGTGATCCTTCTAAGACTGTTCACCTACAGTGGCTCCTGGAACACAACAGAAACAAAAGTAAGCAATATGAATCACGCTAGTTTATTCAGCGGAATCGGTGGTGCTGAGGTCGCGGCATCCATGATGGGATGGCAGAACCTCTTCCATTGCGAGATACAAGAGTTCCCTCGCAAGGTGCTCCAATACTGGTTCCCAAATTCAGAAAGTTATGAAGACATTACCAAAACAGACTTCCATCAGTGGCAGGGAAAAGTCGATGTTCTCACCGGAGGATTCCCATGCCAGCCTTTTAGCGTTGCCGGAAGAAGAAAGGGAGAAGACGATAACCGCTATCTCTGGCCACAGATGCTACGAGCGATTCGGGAAATTAAGCCCACTTGGATCGTTGGTGAAAACGTTATTGGAATCCAAACTATGGTGGAGCCCAGCCAAGAGACTAAAGTGGGACGCACAGACGATTTCTTCGAAGAGAATTACATATACAGAGAGGAAAGCAGGTTCACGCTCGAAAAAATCTGTCAGGAACTTGAAGCAGCAGGATATTCAGTCCAACCGCTTAATATTCCGGCTTGCAGTGTCGGAGCACCACACAGAAGAGAACGCGTCTGGATTGTTGCCCACCTTACAGACTCAGGGGCTAAAACGCTGCAACAAGAAAGGAAAGACAGAGTTCATGCCTCTAGATCTCCTTCCTACGCCAACAGCAATCGCAGAGGAAGTGGAAGAATAAACAAAAGTCCTTCTCCAGGTGCTGCAGAACGTCCAACCTTGGCTCTTGCCGCAATACAAGAACTCTTGCCGACTCCTTGCGCCACAGAAGCAACAAAGTTCACAAAGACATTCAACCCAAATTCTCAGATGGGAAAAAGTCTTACGGCATTGGCAATCAGTGGAATGATACCTTCTCCATCTTCCAAAAAGAAGACTTCTGGAAAGACTTTCCAACTCAATCCCCTGTATGTAGAAGAAATGATGGGATTCCCTTTGATGTGGACCGCCTTACCATTTCTTTCCCTAAATGGCGAGCAGAATCAATAAAGGCCTACGGCAATGCATGGGTCCCTCAGGTGGCCTACAAGATATTCCGGGCTATTGAGGCAGAAGAAAAGAAATAAGATAGTAAATTCTATATTCCAAATAAAAGAAACAGCAAATGAAAACAGATGGCTACATTCTTACTCCAGAGCTGCTGCAGTGGCGTTACTTTCATCGTCCGGTGGTGGTGCAGGTGCTCATCTATGTGCTCCTGTCTGCCACCCACAATGAGGCTTCCGCTGCTACGCTCTCCTTACGTCTGTTGGCTGATCGGCTCCATACCTCGGTCAAGTCTATCCGCTGTGCCATCGATGTTCTCATACAGGAACGAATCATCACAAAATGCAGCTCCCCTAAAGCCTCAACCATCGTGTATGTTAACAGTTCGCATCCCCTCTCCCACTGCATACTACCTTATCAAAACCCATTAGGGGCACAGAATGGGGCACTCTTTAGGGCACAGATAGGGGCACAATCAGGGGCACAGATTTTAACTTCGCAAGTTACTGATACACAAGATTGTGCAGCGTATCTTCAAGACAACAAGGGCACAGATAGGGGCACGATTAAGGGCAAAGATGGGGCACGCTCTAGGGCACACACTAAACAAGGGGCACACCAAAAGGCACAGTCTAGGGCACAGATTAACAATCCAGAAACCCCTTTAAATAAAGGTGATTCCGAAGATTCTGCCGAAGTTGAGGGCACAGACAAGGGCAAGGGTAAGGGCACGGAAATAAGAGGAAAGAAACAAATAAAAGAAAACATTTCCCCCGAACCCCCTATAAAAGAAAACAAACAAAGAAAGGAGAAAGCCCACACCCACACACAAAAAAAAGAAAAAGAAAAAAAGTCGCTGGATCCGGAAGTTCAGTTCTCGGAAGTGCTAAGACTCTTCAATCGCCTCTTTCTGGGCACGCAGGTCAAGCCAATCTCAAAGATGACTCCCGACCGCAAGAAGATGGTAGCCAAGTTTATCTCAGACTATTCCTTCGAGGATATAGAACCGATGCTTCGCAAGGCTCTCAACTCCGATCTGCTCTCAGGGCGCAAGGATGGTGGATGCTATATCTCCTTCAACTGGCTCTTCAATCCGAAGAATTACGAGCCTCTGATGGAAGGTACCTTCGACAATCCTACAGTTGTAGCCTCAGCCGGGAAGAAGCCTCAGCATTCAAGTTCTCCACCACCTTCTCCTCAACGCGAGGAAACCAACGAGGAAATAGAAGCTCGCCTCAGAATGAAAGAAGAGCGCAAGAAAGAGTTGGAGAAAGAACAGACCGAAGCCCTACGGCAGAAGTATCTAGGCTGGATAGAAGCCGCCAAGAAGAACCCGAATGGTTCCATGGCACAGATGGTGAAAGATGCCTACAAGAATGGCACTCTAGCCAAACTGGGCATCGTCTGGAATCCATCGGTGGCAGAAGAAGAACAGTCACTGGTCGACTTGGATGATAAGACACAGAGTTATCTCCAGTCTCTCCTCAGCGACTAAATATAAGTAACAAACAATTTAATTCATACGATTATGGACAGACAAGAATTAATCGACCGCCTCAACGGCAATTATTCTGAATACACCAAGAAATCTGCTACCAAGCAGAAGAAGGTGCAACATGAAGGGCAGCTACAGATAGCTTGTGTACGCTGGTTCCGGCTTCAGTACCCGGCTTATGCCTCTCTCCTCTTCCATCCCAAGAATGAGGCTGATGGTGCTATAAGTGGCAAGAAGATAGCCATCAACGCTGCATCAGGAGTTGTGCCGGGCGTTCCAGATCTCATTCTGGCTCTCCCTTCATACAAGAATGGCAAAAATGGAGTTATCAACAGGGGTACAGAAGTATTCTACGGCTTGGGCATTGAATTAAAGTATGGTAAGACAAACAATCAGACTGCTCATCAGAAACGTTTCCAGGGCTACTGGCAGTGTGCTGGCTATAAATACGCTCTCTGTCGTTCTCTGGAAGACTTCATTAAAGTTGTCACAGATTACATGCTTTCAGTTGATTTAGGCATCCTTCAGGACGTCAGATCTTATCACCTGAGTGACGATGATACTGAGCACAACAAGCAAGTATTAAAGAAAATCATTAAAAACAAGAAGTAATATGGAAATCGGATTCATCATCATCATGCTGTGCCTTGTAATGATGGCCAGCACATTCATCTATCTAGTTTACACTCACCGCAATCGCTCTTGTAAGAGCTGCAAGTTTTTCCGGCCTACAGCAAACAGTAAGTATAGCGGAACATGCAACGGCTTCGGCCATCATCGCTTCCACTGGGAATGTTGTGGGGAATGGAAACGTAAAACTACCAAGGAGGATGAACTATGATAGGATATAAAAATGTAGACGAACATAAACTACTCAGACTGTTCTGCAGCAAAGAAAGCCTCTCTGCAATGCCTCTTCTCAAAGACAACAAGGTTTTTGCTTCTGATTGCAAAAAGGCTATTTACATCAATGCAGAAGTCTGCCAAGGCGAGTATGAGAAAACAAAACGGTTTAACATCGAATTGCCACCTGTAGAGCAAGAACTTAATATTCCTCTTTTAAGCCTACAGAAAGCATACGATTCTCTGCCGAAAGTAGAAACTGAGGAATATGATTCAGAAGATTGCGACGAATGTAATGGTACAGGTTCTGTAGTATGGGAGTACCTAGATGAGAAAGGACATACCCATTGTAATGACTTTGACTGCCCTATCTGTAATGGTTTGGGATTTTTCAAGCGAAATATCAGAAAGTGTTATGAACCAGAATGGAATGCTGTCATAAAACTGGATGGGTTCTTTATTAACAATAATCATATAAAAGCAATAATTGATGCTCTATTTCTTCTTGGAAAAGATCACATTACACTTCTCTCAATAGCTGAAGAAGATAGCGTGGTTTTTGCTTACTTCCGTATTGACGAGAACATCACTATCGTAATCTCTCCGTGTTGTGATTGCGATGAGGAGGATGCTGATGCAAAGGTTGAACTTTAAATCATACATCTATGGGCAATTACATCAAACAAAACCTGATGCAGCCAACACCATCGGTTGCTGATCAGGAGGAAATGAGGATGTGCAAGTTCTGTGTACATAGCCACATCAGCGACCTCGGCTACAACCATTGCTGGAAGTCAGATAGTGCTAATTATAACGTAGATTCCCCTACAGGTGTCTGCTGGGCTTTCAGAGACAATCGGATATGGAAACCCTATTATTTCTCTAGACTCATGTCTAGCTACAGAGGGAATATCTGCTGGGTAAGAGCGATTTACAGCTCTTCTACAAAGAGAAAGAACCGTATTATTCAATACGAAATCATCGACCCAGTAGCCTCAACAATAGATAAAGTTTCCCCCAAGGAGTTCGCTAGGGATTACATTCCAGCCTCTCCTGGCTCCAAGCCTCCACATACTATGAAGGAGTATGAGAAATGGGACACCTATTGTTTCGGTGGCTGCGATCCGCAGCTTTCTGAAAAACAGGAGGCAAGAAATTATCATGAAGCCAACTGGCAGCAAATCCTTGCTCAGGAAGCAATAGACAAACAATTAAGGGAATAAAAGCCACCGTTCCCAGCGATTCTATCGCTGGTCCCTCAAAAAGAATATAAACAAGGAAAAATAATTATTATGCAAACAGATTTTAAAGTATGACAAAGGAAGAATATGAAGAAATGCGTAACACCATCGACTCCGTAGGCAAATACTTCAATTCCATCGAAGAGCTTACCATAATCAGAGATCTTGTAGAAGAAGTAGATGCATCAAACGAAATGGCTATACTAATAAGCCCTGTAAAGCTGGATATATCCCTCCAGGGAATAAGCAGTGATGGAAACGGAGACATCACCAAGTATCTTGATGCAGAAACAATCCTCTACATCAGAAATGCTATCCTCCGAAGATTAAATGGCCGTATCGCATCCTTCGAAAATCAGATAGAAAACATTAATTACACCAAACGTAAAACAAAGAAAAAGTAATGAAGATAAAAATAATCAAACCAACAAAGTGTGCTCAGGATGTACACGAAACGACCAAATATCCACGCCCATGGTTTAAGCCGAAGCCAGAGCTTCCGGCAGGTACGATTTTGGAGGTGGATGAAGTCTGGCAAAATTTCTTTGGCAGCCATTATCGCTGTCTATTGCCAGAAGAAATGAAAGATAAAGGCTATTCCCTTCCGTGGTACGACATCCCAATAGAGAATGCAGAAAAATGTAACAATTAAATTTAAATCATAACAATTATGGCTGTAGTAAATGTAGATTATTCAGAGTTCGAAACCTTGAAGAATCGAGTAAAGGAATTAGAAGAGACCGTAAAAGAGAAAGATAAGACTATCGCTTCCCTCAAAGACGGTTCCAGAGTTATCATCCGCAAGGAAGTGCAAATAGAGTACGAGAGATACCGTGACCCATTCTACGAAATGGATGGCATTGATAAAGACCCTTTGTATTCACAAGATGATAAGCCAAGACGCACTGTTGAGACCTCTGAGTCTTACCTTGGCTTTGAAGATGTGCGCTTGAAGGTTGAAGATAAAATGAAGGACGAGATAAACCGTAGCATCAAACAGCGAGACGATTCACGCGAAAGTTACGAATCCTCTGTTCAGGAATACAAGGAGAAAGAAAAAAAGTTGGCTTACAAGGAAAAGTCTCTCGATGATGAGTATGCCAAAAAGGAAGCAGCTCTCATTTCTGAATATAAGGAGAAGGAAAAAGCACTTGAAGCAGCCTATCTAGACAAAGGCAAAGCGTATAAGCGACAATTAGAAGCGGATTATAAAAGTTATAAGAATCAAGCAGGTCGTTTGCCATTGATCAACAAGAATGCAAAAGAAGCCCTGTCTCTCCTCAATGCCAATCGCTTCTTCAAACCAAAGGGTGTTGAAAGCATTCTTGCACAGATAATTCAAAAGTGTGAACAATAAAAAAATACAATTATGGAAGTAACAATAACATTAATTATCTGCCTCAGCGTGGTCTTCATTATCACGCTAGGCATCGTCTCTTGCACGTTAAGAGACGAGAACTTCAAAGTTCGCTTTGATGACAGGAACAAGCGTTTAAGTCGAATTATTCAAGAGCAGCGTGATGAACTTATCAAATACAGAGAGGCTATCAAAAAAAATGATGCCAATCTAGAAAGATCTCTAGAGGTGTTAGCTTCTGCTTCCGATACTGTCAACAAAAAAATATCTCGTTTGAAAGATGCGGAAGGACTTCTAAGCAATTTCCAGGTTAAACTTGGAGACTTCAATTTGGGGCAGGATAAGTCTTTAAAGAAGACGGAGGAAGCTATTCGTTCATTCTCCTCTTACATAAAGAAAATTAATGATGATAATGTGAGATTATTTCAGCACTTTGAGGAACGTCTTGTCAGTCGTCCTTCTTACCTCTCCCCAGGCGAGAAGAAGCATTTTAAGGAATACATGCAATCATGTGCTAGAGGCTATACATTTATTAGCAACATGCCAAACAAAACGGACAAAGATTTTGTTTGTGTTGAAGATGTAGATAAAGCACTTGAATTTGTAGGTAGAGACCAATGGGATTTATTATACATTAAATACCCATCAGAAGAAGTAAATATTGCCAATGGACAGAATACAGAACGAAATCAGTAAACTTCGCCATGAGCAGAATTTGCACGAAAGACTGCAGGCTGCCCAACTTCGACAGATAAAGCGAGAGCACGATGGTCTTCACAAGTGGATTACCATTAAGCCAAATCTCAGCCTCCTCTGCCGGATAGACGAAAAAGGTAACCTCCTCCCCAAGGAACAGGAGCGCATCAATAAGATTAAGAAAACATTAGGCATCAAGTAATATGAGTGAACAGGCAGCCCTCGCATTTCGTAAGCTAGTAGCTTCCATGCGAACTTTAGAAAAGCAATATTGGGCACGTAGAGATAAAGGCGTCCTACGCCAATCCATTGAACTGGAAAAGCGAGTTGACGAAACCATCATGAAGGTTGAACCAAAAAACGTACCGCAAACTGACAATGGGAACTTCTTTATCCTGGTAGCTGAACTTCGGGTGGCAACTAAGCAGTATTTCTCTGAGAAGAAGAAGCCTGAGCCTGACAAAGAACTGGTGAAGACTCTCTTTAACACCATCAAGGAGAAGGAAGCAAAGATTGATAAGCAACTCATCCATTTTCAGGAAGAAGACTTTCGCAAACAAGGCTACACCATTCAGTACCACGTCATGGAACGTCCATACAAATGCCCTCCTCATAGCCTCTTCCAGTCAACTGATGAAGAACTGGCGAATGTGATGTTTAATGATTACTTACGAAATTCCACACCCGGTACAATGATCTTCAGGATGAAAAAGTATATCGGCAAGGATGGAAAACCTCTCTCAGACGAAGAAATCAATAAAATATTATATAACAAATAAAAAACAAAGAATTATGAAAAAATCAGAAAAGAAAGAAGAGTCTGCACAAAATGTTGCAGACAAAGTAAACAAAGCAACTGAAAAAATCATCGGAACAGGTAATTATCAATCTCTCCGCTCTCGCTCCTCAACCTGGTTTGAGTGCAAAGTAAGATACGAAAAAACACGTGAAGATGGCTCCGAAAAAATGACAACGGAACATTACACTGTAGATGCGCTCTCTTTCACCGAAGCAGAAGCAAAAATCATTGAAGAAATGGCTGTCTACGTCTCTGGTGAACTGAGGGTAGATAACATCAACAGAGCTGCCTATGGAGAAATTTTCTTCTCCGACATCTGCGATGATGATCTCTGGTTCAAGGCTCGTCTTGCCTTCATTACCATTGATGAGAAGAGTGAAAAGGAGAAACGTTCCTACGTTACCTATCTCGTACAGGCAAAGAGTCTAGAACGTGCTCGCCGCTATATTGACGAGGTGATGGGTAAAACCATGATAGATTACGAGGTCAAGAGTCTGTCCGAGACTAAGATCATGGATGTTTTCGAACATAAATCCTCATCTGACGAGAAAAAGGATGAGAAGTCCGAAAAATAAGTAGTAATCTTGCGCATTTCGGTCTACTATGGCCGAAGTTGCGCAAGTTATCACTTTTTATCCTCATTTTTCTCGTACCTTTACCCACATTATTAATATATAACATCAATCATATATGAAAAAGTTGAAACGTTTAATCATTTACCTACGCCTCTGGTTTATCCGCCAGATGGGTTACAATCTCCCATCCCTCCGTGAGGCAACCTGTATCGTTCCCGGTCAACTCTACGACCATTTCGGTCGTATTGTCAGGGCTGTACCCAGTAAGCCAATAGATAATGAAGTTGGTAGCAAAGAACAGAAAGATGTTCCTGATCATTGTCTTCAGTGCGATCTGTACAACAAGCACATTCCTTGCTCCTTCAATCATCGCATGGCCAACGGCAACGACATCTGCGAGAATCATCATTTCGAAATCATCTGCCTCAACTCTGGCAACATTTAAAGACTACTCATTATGGAAAAGCAAAAAACAAGATACAAACTCGATAAGAAAACCGGTCATCTTCTGGAAATACCTTCTAAAAAGCAGGTTCGTGAAAACGTTAAGAAGATTCGTGAGCAAAAGGGAAATGATCAGTTGCCTCAATCTCCGGTCACTATTCATGAGACTCAGGCAGAGAAAAACTTCAAAAAGGTCCAGAAGGTCATCGACCGCATGCACGCCAAGGCGAAACTGCCCGATTTTCTCTCCATGGCTCGACATAAGTTTCTTTCCACCGTCTGTGTCATCAATAAGCCGGGCAAACAGCGTAGCCTACTTCCTGATAAGAAAGGCCGCTTCGTTATGCTCTGCCATGGCAAGATGGCTAAGGTCTTCACTGCCGATGTTTGCCTTCTCGTCAAGATCCAGAAGTCCATCATCAAGAAACATGAAATGGCACCAGGTGGAGAAGTGACCACGGAACATTGGCAGGATGGTAGCTGGAGTATCGTTCCATGCAGAGCAGACAAGAGTAATTATACCACCATTCAGGAGGTCCGTCTTCGTCCATGGTTCTTTCTCCACCGCTACTGGTATGAGATTTCCTTCGATGGCAGAGTAGAGCCAGCAATGATGCTGAACGATTACGGCCTCAACCCTACTCTTAGCAAGAAGCATTTCTATGTTACCAGAGAATACGTCAAAGTACGAAACCAGGATGCCGAAAACGATTATTTCCGTTTCTGGCTCCACAAACCTACAGATCATGAAGCTAACAAATGATGTCATTATTCTCAATCGTCCTCGCGTTCAGAAGCGAGGACTTGCCCTTAATCTGAATGGGCGTATCACTCTAAGGTCTAGTCCTTGCAAACTGCTGGATCTCCATCCGGGTGATAAGATTTGTTTCTGTTTCTATACGCCAAGTAAGCAGATGTATGTAATCAAGTCCACACCGGAGTTAGAAGCTAAAGATGAATGCATCAAACTGTCTGGCCGTAAGGGGCAGCTCCATGCCAGTAATGTTTCTACCGTCAGTTTCTTGCTTAGCTATATACCGAATATCCCGACTGGTACTAAGCAGATAGAACTGGTTACGGCAAATGAAACTATAAATCTCGATGTAGATGGCGTCAGTTGTCCAGCTTTGGCTATCGTCAACAGGGCCGACAGCGAGCATTGCCGATAGTAAAATATTAAACATTAAGAAATATGCAACAATCAATTAGATACAAAGGCCTCAGCCTCACTCCTGATGAAATGGCAGTAGAAAACGGTGCGCTATCCCTCTGCGGCAATCTAGAGCTGCATGATGGCGCATTGCGCCCTTCTATTGTCACAGGAACACCCCTCTCTCAGCCACTCACCATTAATGGTGTAGTGGCTAAGATTCTTTATGTACACGAAACTGGCAATTACCGCCATCTCATAGCCATAGCCTCATCAGCCATCTACTGGTTTCTTCAGGATGGATCTCTTGGCTCAACCACCCCTATCAAGTCCTTCGACTACGAAGCATCGGTTCTTTCCGTTAATTCCATCGGTAATACGCTTATCATTGTAGCTACAGATGGTATTCACTATGCTTTATGGGTGGATGGTGGCTATAAATATCTGTCACAGAAGCCTCCATTCGTAGAAATCGCCTTTTCTATTTCCGATGATTACCCAGAGAACTACAGTAATGGTGGAATAGTAACAGAAGGTAGTGTTAAAGGTTTCCGGGAAGTCTTCCAGCAAACCACATACTCCTGCAATGACGTTTTTGATAAGGTAAAAATTTCCACGAGCATAACAGATCTTTTTATCAGAGAATTTGAATGTCTTACAATTAAAGAAGACAAGCAGTCCGATCTTACACAGAGCATCTATGCACTTGTCAATCGAACAAACAATCTTATTGCTCGTAATGGACGTTTCTATGCAAATTTCTTTGTTAGATATTGCTATAGAATGTTTGATGGTTCCATGATTATGCACTCTTCACCTGTATTTATACCAGTGCAAATTCCTGATAGCTATATGGTGCTGTCGGCTAACGCTTTATCAAGTTTTACTAATTATGTCGTCGATACCAATGATGACTTTACCCTTCAGCGCATAGATGGAAATAATAACAAATTCAGTGTACATATCACAAAGGCAGCATTTATTTATTATCCACGAAATGTAGATTTAAACTATACTATACTGGACGCAAAACGTGAAGAACTTGAAGAATGGAAGGATGTCATCAAATCGGTAGATATATTCATTACGCCTCCTATTTCTAACGTTGACACATCTAAGCAAATTTCAAGTATCAGGTATAATAGAAGAAATTTCATGCTAGGAAAAGGTTTACTATCACTCACTTTTGAAACATCTCTCACTTCTGATGAAGGTAAACAATATATTGGAGGCGCTTCTGTAGATTTCCCTTCACTTAGTCCAGATGCCTATCGTAACAAATTAAAGAACACCTCTGCTTTCTACAAGGTCTGTTCGTTGAAACTATCAGATTTAGCAATTTGCTCAGCGAAGAAATTACCTGTTGACAAGAATGCAGTCTATCAGGTATCATTACAGGAACAGATGAAGGATGACTACAAAACTCATAACTCGCTCTTCGCACAAGGTGGCTATGTCTATAACCACCGCCTCAATCTGTACGGCTTGAAAGAGAAACTGTTTCAAGGATTCAGCGGTTATGTTATGCTACCAGGTCAGTACAACCTTAAATACAATGATAGTACGAATTACCAGGGATTAAGGTACAAAATTCAGAAAATTGTAGTTAGCCTCAACACCACTTCCGGAACGAAATATGTTGAAAGTAGCGACAAATTCTTCTCTCGTCAGGATATTGATGGCTTCATAATCGGCAACCTTGTCAAGTTCTACCCGGATTCCAGAGCTGATAAAATGGCTATCTTCTGTAAGGATTATTCTGATAATGATGCCATCTTCGTCTTCCCTCTGGAACAATGCGAAGAACTGAATGGAGCCATGCACATGGGAGATTTCACCGACATTTTTTTAACCGACAATTTCGAGCAATATAGGGTTGATTCGTTTGATTATACGGTTGATGATGTAGTGGAACTGTCCAATAAGATCTACACATCAGAGTCTGACAATGCCTTCTATTTCCCATTAAACGGAATCAATACCGTAGGTATCGGAACCATACAGGGAATAGCCTCTACCACGCGTGCGCTCTCTCAGGGTCAGTTTGGTCAGTACCCATTAATGGCATTCTCTACCGATGGTATCTGGGCGATGGAAGTCTCTTCCAAAGGCACCTATAGCAGCATCCACCCGATTAGTCGTGAGGTTTGCAGCAATCCGAAGTCTATCACTCAGCTTGACCAGTCCGTGCTTTTCGCCACAAACCGCTCAATCAGTCGCATAGCAGAATCTCAGGTGGTTTCCATGTCCGATGTCTTAGATGGTCCCGGCTTCAACATTTCCGGTAGCCTAGGTAAGTTCCTCAACTTCTTCGTTGATGCAGAAGGGGATAGCGAATCTGTCAAGACTATCAAGGCTCAGATGCGCCAGCTCATAGATTTCACCTCTTCGCCAATAGAGTTCTTTCAGCGTTGTCAGGTCATCTACGACTACAAGAACTCTCGCATCTTCTGCCTGGATGTTACACAGACGAGTAAGACCTCTACGGCTGATACGGTGGCACTCTGCTATTCTATAAAGGATAATGCCTGGAGCACTTTCCTTATACAGAACGTGCTCACAGCAATCAATTCCTACCCACACCCCTACATACAATATAGGGATGGCAGCGTGATGGTGCTTGATAAGGGTTACGATTACGAAGATACAACAGAGTATCATGGTATCATAGTCACTCGTACATTGAAGTTCGATGAAGATAACGTACCTGATTCTATTACAGGCTATATCCATTCCCTCACGTCTGGCAGCATACCAATCATGTGGTTATATGGTAGCAATGATAATCAGAATTGGCATTACATTGGTCGCTTGGGCGGCATGAAGTCCAGCTACATGGCTACTCACAGCTATCGTTTCTTCCGCATCGCCCTATACCTGAAGATGAAATCAATGAATCAATACTTTGCTACGCGCCTCGAAATCATCAGGCGTTTTAGCAAGTTCTAGCAGAAAAACCACCGTTCCATGGCATTCTAAGCCATGTAAAAAACAAGAGCCTTCGCAAATCAGGAGTAATCCCGAAGCGAAGGCTCTTTCCATAAACACACCTAAAACGAAAGAAGAAAAAAAGTTTCATTAAGTAAAGCCACCGTTCCAGGCGATTCTATCGCCTGTCCCCAATAGCCTCTTAGGTAAAGCTAGGCCGTCTCAAAGTATAGTTATCCCGGCTCAGCAGGTTGCTCTTAATATTATTGAAGTCTGCTGTAGCACTATTCCCATACTGTCCAGCCTTGTCTGCATACTGATCCTGCAAAAATTGGCTCATCGTATAGTCAACGATATACCGGTGCATATTGCTCTTAAGCGCATCCGTCACAGCCACGTTCCAGTTCGGAATCTCCAGTTTCAGGGTAACAGTCTCATAGATACTTTCCTCCCGATCATTACCAGCCTTAGTTACGGTAGAAGTCACTTCCTCATCTTCCTGGCCGATGATGCTTGTGGTCACTACCTCCGTCCAAGTTCCGTTCTTGTTATCGGTATACACATACTTTCTTGTACCCTTAACAAGTCGCTCAAGATTGTTGTTATCCTCCACTCTACCTGAGGTCAGATAACGCTGAGCTGCAACCTTGATATTACCGATGGCTTCCGTTACGGCACGATTAATAATACTGCGAGTCTCTTTACTGTCAGGGCTTTCGATAGTGGCTCTGATGTCCTTCTGGGCATCATCCACCAGTCCCTGGCTCAATACATAGCATCTGGCAAGTATGTCATTGCATGCCTGCTCCATGCTAAAGTTCAGTGTAACTAATTTACTATCCATATTTCGAAATATTTAGATGATTAATAAATCTACCTCAGTTCATAAGGCGGCCTGCCTCCGCTCCAGTCTACACGATCCTGATGAAAATGCTGCGAAACGAAGTCCTGATTACGCTCAGACCCTTTCGGCCCACTCTGGCCATCCTTATCTACTTCGTCCACATTTCGAGCCTCAGCATCCAGTTCATTCTTACTTTTAGCATCAGCATCTATACTGCGACTTTGAACAGCAAGTTCGCCATTCTCTTTTTCATCAGTATCTACAGACCGCCCGGAAGTTGCCTGCGCATTCTCCTGCTTACCTATCTCATCCCCACTTCTTGCCGAAGCCATAGGAGAAGAACCAGCCTTCTCGTCACCGTCTACCGTTCTAGATGAAGTATCACTGGCAGAAGAGACTTCTTTCGTTGTATCATCGGCTTTTCTTTCAGCCTCAGCAAAGTTAAAGTCTTTCTTTAACAAAATCTCTTTAATGGCGTCAAGGTCACTCGCTCCCATACTGGCATAATCCGTATGAGCCATATCCGGAAAGTCGCTCAGCCATCCGGCAAGGATAGCATGAACCAGGTAGTTCTGAATCTGATTGCTCAGCACACCACTTAACCTTGGTGGCCAAGCTGCAAGTGTCACTATTGTGATTGAGAAATCATCCGCCAGAGCCTGCAAATCAAACTTCTGTGTAGTCGATGAAGAAAACCTCGCAAGAAAATTCTCTAGGTCGGTTATCGCCTCACGATAGTATATATCCAGTTTTGCCTCTTCTGCATCACTGGCCCATACGCTTTGGAAGTCCACTTCCGGGTTATGCTGCGCAATGGTGGCAGTAAGACCTTCTACCACGCCCATTACGCTCTTCTTGATGATTTTAATTGTTATTGTCTTCATACTTGATCACATTTTTTCTACGATGCCATAACCAAACAAGAATACCTGTTGTGATGGCTATGATAATACTTATTAACGCGCCAAGACTTACCTTCCCTATAGTCACAAGGCGTTGCTCATTCTTGGTTAGTTCTCGCCTCATGATATTGATAGAGTCTTGCTTTAACCGAATCAGTGAATCTTTTTGAACCACAAGATGTTGATATTTATCTACTTTTTTAGATATGATATTAATGGAATCCTTTAGCCTCAGCACCTCTTTTGTGTTCCTGTTGGTCACAACAGAGTGCCATGACTCTGTCTTGATAGGCTTTCCATTCTGGTCTACAGTGGTTGAAGTACTATCCTTTGTATGGGTAGTTTCCTTAACAGATGTTTCGTGCTCCTGAATCCTGCTATTTGCCATCTGCTCAAAAGCAGAGATAAATCGCTCTTGCCAGGAGGCATCCAAACTTTTGGTCTTTGTTTGGTCCGTAATATAACGTTCCTGCGTCACTGTCTTCGTCTTACAACTCGTCAGAAACAACATTGAGAAATACGCTATCCAAACGAACAGGTAGATAATTAAATGTTTCGATTTCATAAGCTATCCTGTTTATAAGGCAACCATAGCCCTGGCAAGATACTTCTTTCTACTCGCCAGTCCATTTGTGCCTCCATTTATCTTTTTCGTAATTCTCAACACATTATCCGCATCAGCCAGTTCGTTCAACCCATGCGCCTCCCAGAACCACATCGATACGTCAACGCAAAGTTCCGGCTGTTCCAGTAACCCCGGATGCTCCAACACAGGCTGCATACTGTAGACCTGGTATATTGAGTAGTTACTTCTGCCGGTCAACTGGATGAAGCCTCTGCCCTTATACTTGGCACCATCGCCCTCATGCGTGTTGCCAAGCATCTTTCCAAGTGATCCCTTCTCATACTTCGTGAAATAAGAGTTCTTTCCTAGTTCATGGGTATAAAGAAGTTCACCGCTTTCATGCGCTATTTGGGCAAGGAAATGCGCCCATCGTAATTTTGTATTGATGTGATATTTCTCTGCCAATTCGTTGAAATAAGGCAAATATTTATCTACCCTATTTTTCGCATTCGGCATAATCTTCAATATCTGCTCCTTAGTTATTTCCTTCATTTCCATTTTCTTTATTGTTTTTATATTCTTGATACTTCTTAAACATCGGGAATTTCTCTACGAATCCTAGAGTAAGCGCATAATAAGCATATTCCACAAGTTTGTAAAATGGCGTATCAGGCACTAGCATCCGTCTCAGGTTCTTCAATATGTTGGTCGTGAACAGATAGGTTGCAGCTATACACACCCACTTCACGCAAAACAGAGCCTCAGTATCCGAATGCAGGAAGTGACCGATAATGAACAGAGCTGCCACCGTCACAAAGAACACCGCACAACAGACAAAGAACATTCCGAATTTCTTCCAGCTCCATTCTTCACCGTTAAACACTGCAGCCACGATGCCGAACACCAGGTTCAGCCCAAATAATACCATCATGGCAATCATAAAATCCCTGATGGGAACCAGCAGACTCAGAAAGGTCCATATCGTCCCAATTAAGTAACCTCGAATATCATTCATTTTCTTTTTCATTTATCCGTCCCCACTCCGTTATGGAAACGATGCAAATTTAAGCCATCATTCCCAGTTATCTGTGATAAGTTGCGCAACTTCATACGAAAAAAGAGAACACAAGCCCATTTTCTGCCTGCATTCTCTTCTTCTGATAGTTTTCTTTTATATATCTCTAGTCATTATGGATTTACCCAACAAGTTAACATTTAACACTTAACATTTAACATTAATGGTTGAAGTACCCCCAAGCCTTACAATGGCCATAAGGGTTATCATCATCCCTCAGCCAGTTCACGGCTAGATCCACCATCCGGTCCATCATCTGCTCCTCGCTGTCCTCCGGGAACCATTTCTTCATCAGATTATAGTTGTCCGAGTAAATCATGTTCAGAACCACGGCAAAATCCCATTGGTTGTAAGGTCTGATCTCGTCCTTCACCGTCTCATAGATCTCCTGAGTCTTAGCTGCGGTATAGTAAGGAGCACGATGCTCTACCTCCTTGTCATCCTCAAACACCATCTTCTTGATCTGAGCCTCAGCAAAGAAGTCGTTGAAGTGGCCGTTACCCACAACCCCATAAATCTCCTTATAGAGTTTAAGAAGGTCATCTTCCGTAGCGTGCATAGCCACAAACTTGCCGATGATCTTGGTTACCTTCACCATCTGCTCCGGTGTTGCGTCACTCTGATATTTTGTGATAAGTTCTACTAAGTTCATATCAATCTTGTTTTTGTGATTTGACAAATTTGAAAATCTCGTCCAGCTTGCATTCCATGTTGTCGAGCCGCTGGTTAGTTCTCTGCTGGTCACGAAATGATGTGTCCAACTCTGAGAGAAGTTGATCACAGTCCTTTACGGTCTGCTCGAAGTCCGGCATCTTATTGATGATGTCATTTGCTTGATTCTTCAAGGCGTTCACCTCGTTGATGATACTCTCCTTGCTACAGGAAATTACAAGGGTGTCACTGTATGCTGTTTGCTCAGTATCAACTACCGAATAGGTTGACTGCTTTCCGTCTTCCGTCTGAACATTCACCTTCACGTTCATGGTGCCAAAATTTGGCATGCCAGGCATCTGTGGCATCATGTTGGGTTTGCTACCACTAATATCAGGGCTTGGAGTATTCATCACTTTACCCTGCTTGAATTTTCTAGTCGCCCGGTCAAACAAAAAGACCGGGAAACCTGCCTTTAAATCTTTAAATATCATAATCGTATCTTTTTAAATGGATAATGCGGGGGAAACGATGGCTAACAAACCATCCATCCCTTCCCCCTATAATGATACTAAGCAGTAGTCAATGCTACGGTTAGACTGTCAAATATGCTCAGGCCTCTAGCCTTTCCGCATACCACATCGTTAGCCTTTTGCGTTCTGCCTACACTGGTGATGGTCACAGCCGTTGGCAGAGCTGTCTGCCCTTGGAAGGCTGCTACCCATCTTTCCGTGTAAATCAACGGCTGTGCTCTCATCATGTTTTTGTTGCCTGTTACAGGCGTAATGATGGAGATAGTTGCCACGATAGGCACAAACACCGTTGTACCGTTAAGGATAGGCTGATCATAACTGTAAGTTATGCTAGCCTGTGGCTGCACGTTGCCGTTCACGCAATAAGGTCTGCAAAGCTTCTCATTGTAAGTAGCTAAGACTGAAACTTGGTTGGCTACCAATGCTGTAGTAGCCAAACCCACTGGAGAAATCTTGTTCATACCACTACGCTTCTGTTTCATTCTTTACTTTTTTACTGATAGCCACCTGATACACCGGCGCCACATCCGCAACCGCCATTCATCAGATTGGCAAAGTAGATGTTCTGCTGCAGCTGTGAGTTCTTGAACTTCAAGTCCTGAATCTCGTTGGCTTGCTCCTGGCTCCAATGCCCTGTCAAGGTGTCGATGATGCGCTGGGTGTTGTTCTCACCTGCTCGGATGACGTCACACTTGTCTTGCTGCATCTGGAAACCGAGATTCGAAGCAGCTCTTTCTATACCAGTGTTGGTATAGCTAAAGCCCTGCTGCATCTGGTTAACGATGTCCTTCTGGCCCATCTGGTTCTCATAACCCATACGGATAATGTTCTGCTGCGTCTGGCAGCAGCAATCCTTAAGCGCAATTGTCATCTGCAAGTTACCCTGCGAGATAGCGTTGATTACTCGCTCTGCCGAGTATCCTACCTGACCACCAAGCTGCTGGATGCCTGCCTGGATGCCACAGATAGAGTTCTGCAAGGCGTTGAAGTCACAGTTCAGATTGCTTGCCAACATCTTAAGGTCGTTACCATTACCCTGGATGGCACCCATCAGCAAGTTGCTATTCTGGTTGTCTGCCATCTGGTTGCGCAAACTCTCGATTTGACCCTGAATCTCCGCACGCTGCACGTCTGCGCCATTGTCACGATTGTTCCAGTCTGCACCATACATATAGCGCATCATGCCCATCATCATCATGTAGGCGAACGGATTGTTCCACATATCATCATCGTCACGGTTACGCATCATAGCCGCCATTGCCAAAGGATTGCTGTCACGATTTGCCATCGCTCCAAGCAAACCACCCATCATTGCATCGTTGCAACAAGAGGTAGTCTTAATTACTTCTTCTGCCATAATTCCTAAAGTAATAAAAGTTGTACATTTTGTTTATTCACACATGTAATCGATTACGGCAGCAAAGTTATCCCAAAATATCTACATGTTTCATAACTCTGTCAAACATTCTTTTAGTGGCTGATTTCCAAAGATTTAAGGTGACATAAACCCATATCAAAAAAGAGAAGCCTCATCAGCTTCTCTTCATTATTCTGTTATTTACCCATAAAATAAGTGATGATGGTTCCAGCAATCGCTATCACATTGATAAATGTTAGCCACGCAAACAACCACTTCTTGCGTTTATAATCTCCTGTCCACCAAACAAAGATATTAAACGAAACGCTCAACATTATAATGATAGCACACTCTACAAATAAAAATGTTACCATATTCATATCGCTTATCCGTGTTGCGATAGGGCTTAGTTCTTGTTTCTTTTCAGTCTTTTCTTGATAAACTCCTTAACATCCCATTTCTTGAAGAAATGAGAATGATCCCCAGCGTTCCCCACGCTTTCCAGCTCCCCATCTGCAATGGCCCTTCTTAGAGTAGATTCGCTGATATGAGCCTCCTTCTTTACCTGACCTGCAGTCATATAAGGATTCAACATATGAGGAATCTGTTCACAAAGATTGTCCAGATCGTCATCGCTCATACCGCAAGCCGTAACCTTCTCCCCATTCTTCTGCTGTTCTGCTGCCTTAAAGCAAGCATCGCTCAATGATTTCAATGCCCATCCCAGGGTATCATAATTCAGTACCTTCTTCATAAGTCTTCTTTTTCAATATTATTCCTAAAAATCTCTGTTATTCTCCGATTATCTCCAGCATTCTCTATCAGGAGCAAATCTTTCTGCCCATCTTCGTTTCATTAACAAACATTTTAGCAAAGCTATACAAATAGAATATAGCTGTCACGGCCATGACCGTAAAGCAGGAATCCACCATATCTTTAGTTGTGTACCAATTCCACTCTACAATATGAGCCGCATTGATACCTAAGAAGTATATAAATGGAATGCGATACCGCTGGCACAAGAAGAAAAATCTACTTGCCAGTATCGTCACCATCGGCAGGACGTAAACCATGAAATAAATAAAGATATAGCAAGGCATATTTTCATTATAGGGGATAAACATCTCACGGGGATGCTGAGAGAACTCCCATATTCCATAAGCGTGAAAGCACATAATCATGATAGGCACATACTTACAAAACCATCTGAAAAACTTCAATATTCTTCTGCTATACCGATTACCATGCTTCTTAAGCATATTCATCAGTTCTGTCACATCAATGTCCTTTATCAACCGTTGGACTTCGGCTTCTTGTTCTTGTGTCATAAAAAACCTCCTTTTCTTAGTTGTTGATTACAATTATAGTTCTTAAAGTAAGAATTTGGCGCAAAATTACAACTTTCTGCGCATTTTTATTCATTTTGCGCAATATCTTATAGTTAAACTTTGCTAAAGTAACAATCTGTAAGCAAATTATTTTTGAAAGGGCTCCGGTCATACAGATTGCAGCTCATTTGATATGTACATCTGTGAGAATATTGATTGACCTATAAATAATAAGGTGTAGCCCTATAAAGAGTTACACCTTATTATATTTATACCCATCTGATCATAGCTTATTCTCCTAACATAGAGTTTACCATCCCTTTGATGGCTTCATCAGTCATTCTCTCTTTGACAGAGGCATCACCACTAATTGATTTCATCAGCATACCTATCCAAGGATTGTCACTCTCCATGGTAGATTGTATCTGCTCCTTGTAGGCATCATAAAGCTCACCCGATTCCTTGTATTCCAAAAGAACCGTGCGCAAGGCTTTCGTAACGTAGTTATCCATCAGCAATGGATTGTCCATTGCCGATGAAAGTTTGGTAAGAAGCACAGCCAGTGCTTCATGTAATTGCTTCTTATTATTCTTCATATATCTATTTTTTAAGTTTCTAAACTCAGAGACTTAGAGTTCAAATGCAACTCTTTACGAGCCAACCTATTGTTATCACGATGCCGTATCTCACCACATTCTCCCATTCAAATCGCTCCAAATGATAGCGAAAAAACTGATATATTTCTCTCGCTATCATTATGGTGTAGGCTACCCAACCAATTACGAGGGCAACCATGAACCACAGGCATAAGCCGAGAATGTCTCTGCTGTTGATTTTTTTCCACATAGTGCTTGTTTCTAAACGGAAGTAAACTCAGCGACTTAGAGTTCAATATGATTTACTCCCCATACTTTGGCCCCTCATACACCAAGTTATGCTCATCTACGTAAGCCTTGGCTTCTGGGTATGTGTCAAACTCTACTGCGGTGGAATTTACTGCTGGGAATACCTTAGCATTGTCACCTTCCTCTGTGAGAGGGAACACCATCTTGGTTCCCTGATGTACTACCTTATACTTCTTTGTTAACTTATTCATATCTTGTTTCCTTTCTTTACTTTAATATTAAACTTATGATGCCCTATGCAGGAGTAATTGAGACCGTGTAACCCTTGCTCTGCAATGTCTGTACTGCGGCATCAGATGCAGATGTTCGAGTGCCTTTAGCTGTAATCACTTTCTTCCAGGATGGTGAAGAAGATATGATACCAGTTTCACATTCAGCCTGGTCTTGTAACATCTTGTCTATGTTGTCTAGCACAGGACTGTTACCTATACCAATTATCTTGGCAAGGCTGTTACGAGTAGTCCATTTAATCTTAGCCATTGTATCTAAATCAATATAACTAACGTCGTTTCCAAGTATAGCAATATCACCGAAGTCAACAGCTGTTCTTCCTCTATAGATAAAAGAATTTAAAACGGAAAATTCTTTTAATTTATCTGAATTGAAAGTAATTTTATGACTGTCAATTGTTAATTCTCGTAAAGACGATTTACTTCTAACACTACTTATATCTCCATAAGTATCACCACCAAGAGTTAATAATACAAGGGAAGTTAAGTCAGACAAACAAGAAATATCTCCAGCGGCTTTTCCTCCTAAAGACAATCTTGTTAGTTTTATAGAAGAAGCAATGTTAGATATGTCAAAATAATCAGACGCATTAACTACAATTTCATTTGCATCTTTCAAAAAGCAAAATCCATTGTATGATGCTTTTAATGCTTTTTGAATAAAGCCGTAAATAGAATATTTGTCAAAGAAGTGAAATCTGTATGAGCCAGCATCAATAGATTTTATATCTTTCCAGTCATTGTTTAAACTTCTTTTTTCATTCGCATTTACAGTTTCTGTACCTAGCATAAAACTTCTATCACATGAAATAGAACCTTTATAAGCGTTGAATAAAACACTATTAGCGTTAACGCCTTCTACTTCTACTACCATTTCTCCGACATGTAGCAATGATTCATTTGCAACGATGCCATTAAGTCTTGTTACTAAACATTTTCCCATAATATAATATATTAAATTTTAAAATATTCTTTATCTAACCAATTCAATCTCTTTTTTAATATAGAGATATAGGTATTCATTGAATTGACATTACCTTGTCCCCATTTTTCTTTTTCCAATGCAATATCAACAAGTGGAAAATCTTTTGCAATATCTTCATACATAGCCTGAATAGTTTCTATTGACAAAATATTTTCACGTAGATAAGCATATCTGTTTCTAATTTCATCTTCATATAAAGACTTGAAGTTCTCCCACAAACTCATATCAACAGCATAAGAACTAGTCATTATATCTAAATTATAGTTATTATCATAGAAGAACCATGACAAATCTAAATCGTAGAAGAATGGATATAACTTTTTCTTATCCTCTTTTGCATAAAGAATCATGTTACGACAAGTGTTGTCTCTCATCAAGAATACCTGTAACCCTATAAAATAGTCAATCCAGTCTATAACAGACATTCTTTGTGGTACATTTTCCTTAGTGAAGTTTTCTGAATTGATGAAAGAGAAGAAGTCTGTTAAAGCCTGTTTGTTTGATTCGGTTAATTCATCATTCATCTCATCTTCCCAATCTTCTGGCTTTGCAGCTGTCCAGTTATTTGGGTCATTTGTGTTTCCACGTGTTCCACTAACAATCATACCACTAGTATCTCCGTCTAGAAGATAGTTCTTTTCGTCCTTTTTCAATCCGAAAACATCAATACCATAAAAATTACCTCCGATATTAACTCTTATAGGGAATCCCTTAATCATACCCGTAGCACCACTGCAAGGAATTTCTTCTGCCTCCCATGGATAACTATGAAGCTTGCCTCTGTCTTCCCAAATAGACATGAAAATTCTATTCATCAAGAGTTCTTTTATTCGCGTATTATCTGTATAATTTGCTTTAAGATTAAAACCACTAACACGCACCATTTCTCCAATTTTAATCTTATTTTTCTTAGAGAAACTAGAATCTTTATAGAAAGTGAATCTAAAGTTACGCTTTCTGTTATAGAGCGTTGAGGAACCTTGATATTTTACACCTATATTATAAGTTCCATTCAGATAATGACCGAAGTCAATTTCAACCACACACTGATGCTCTGTTTTCTTATCTACTGACCATGCACCTATTGTTGGAGAATCTGTTATCTTTGTAACCTTTATACTTGTTTCATTAACACTATAGGTTCCATCAATTTCATTCTTAGTCAAAGAACTTGTCACATAGGGAACTTCATTTACATAGGTAACCTTCGATGGTACATAAAAGTCTAACCCAACACTATTATCCAGTTTGGAATATACTCCATTTCCTTCATCTTTCAATGTTGATTTAACAAAGAACTGTAAGACAGTCAGACCTTTTTTAGCATTTTCCTGTGTATCTTCATTGATAACTATAGGATAAATGCCAGTTTTGTCTGAATAACCATCGTTGGCAGTAAGGAAAAATGTTTCTTGTTTGATATTCACTGCACCATAACTTGGTAAATGCCATTTTCTAACATTTACCTCTTTTGGTTGTGAATTGATTAAATCAATCACATATTTTTGTGCATTCTTTCCCAGATTTAAATTTTCAACATTTAAGTTGTCAATATTCATTTTATACTCACAGCGTACTCCTTCATCATTGCGGTAGCCAAGAATCTTACCTTCTGTATCTGTAGTAATCTCAGTTCTTCCTTCTGGGTCTTCAATATGAGAAAACTCTGTTGGAATAGTCTCAGACTTTACCTTATAGAGATAATGGCTACCATCGGGAGCAATATATCCTATCACCTTACCATTGGCATCAGTCTCAACAGAAAGATATTCATCATTCTCTGTTGTAGAAAGATGAGCAGTACGTTCTTTGATGTTTGCTATATCAATAATGGCATTGGCAATAAAGGTACTAATATCAATACCACCAACAATCATGTGACCATCATTTGCACGGAAGCCACCAAGAACCTTGTCTTCTGCATCAATAATAGCATAGAGCCATTCCTCATTGGTTATTACAGAATACATTTCATGGTTAGGGAAGTATGGCTGTGCATCATACTTTATTCCTGCAAGGATTCTGTTTTCTGCATCTACAACTGCGATGATATACTCATCATTAGAGAAATAGAAGAAGCTGTCAGCTACATCAAGGTTTATCAATCCCTTGCCATCTTCTTTTGGCTGGAAGGTTTTGAGGGTTTCATCAATACTTGAAAGAGCTTCCTTGATAGCCTTAATATCATCAAGCCACTGAGCCTTGGCAGCCAAACAAGTACCATCTTGCTGAATACCAAGAAGAGGATGATTAGCTGCATCAAGAATTACCCAAAGGAACTCTTCGCTCTGTGATATGTGGTACATATCATTCTGGGGAAAATATGGCTTACCAGTTGCTCTATAGATACCAAAGAGAACTCTATCATCTGAGTCTACTACAGCCATGATAAACTCCTCATTTTCGATTACTCTAAAGCACTCTTTTACTTCATCATCAATGAGAGACTTGCCTTCTTCTTTGTCTACCTTACCTTCCTGCAATGCTGCGATACTTGCAGACAATTCTTTCTTGGCAGCATTAATAGCTTCAAGAATATCTGTCTTATCCTGCTGGCACTGGTTGATAATCTCTTGCAACTTGGCTCTGATTGGTGCAGGAATACCCTTGCCCCACTCAATGGAACCATCAAGCTGGATTCCAAACAAGAAGTGGTCTTCTGCATCTACTATTACCTTGATAAACTCTGGAGACTCAATTTCACGGAAAGGAAGAGCAAACTGGGAGACTACTTTATCCTCTGAATCACCGAACTCTTGGGCAATATTATCCTTGTCGAACTTCTTAGCAAGCTCGTCATCAACACGCTTATTGTCTGCCTTCTTAGCCAATGCCTCATTCACAGAACTCTGATTAGCTTTAAGATTCAAAGCATCATTCAAGGTCTTCTGGCTTACAACCATATTGTTGCTAACGCCCAACTCCTGAGCCACTTCCAGCAAAGTATTGTTAACCCAGCTACTGCCATTCTCTGAATAGAGCACATTGATGCCCTGAGGAACTACGAGATCACCAAAGTTTTTATACGTACCAGCTACGGTCGCAAAATAATACATCTTGGCACCAATAACCTTTGTAGGCACAGTGTCAAGACTAGCCACGCCCATATACGTAGCACCTCTTACGAGCTTAAACTTCTCTATGATATTCGTTATCAACTCGTCCCAATAGCTATCCCTCTCGGCATTCACACACCAGGTAGCCCTGTCCGCATTCCAGTAATGCGCCCAGCCTTCTATCACCACAAAGTCGCCAGCAACACCTCCTGTAGGGAACTTCTTGTTCACCTCATAGATGCTGCCAAAATCACCCTTGTAGTGAGGACTTGTTTTATCTATATCGTTAGCCATAAAATATTATATTTGAGATAATTGGTTATACTTTTCTGCCAGTTCGCTTTCCTTCTTACTTACAAGGAAGATTGAAACGGCACGATAGATAAGATATTTCTTGCATTCATCTGTCAGGGAAAGGATGACCTTCTGGTCGGTCACTTCGTTTTCATGCCCAGTATCAGTAGAATACACATTCTCTAACTTTTGATAAGGGATATACGTGAACAGTTCAACCTCATGATCATATACAGCTCCAACAGGTGCATGGTTGGCATCATACCTTCCGGCAGTCCAGTACATCAGCACTCGCTTTCCTGTAGTTGGCGATGTGGTAATCATGCCCTTTGGTTTCTGTGGCGTTCCCCTGGTCCACCGGGAGGCTTGCATCTGAGCCTCCTTGCTGCCCGGTTCCATCAGCATAGTCAGCGTGCTTTGCCAACTTTTCAGTTTCAGTTCTACCAATCTCAGCCAATCTTCTGGAATAGTCAGACAACCATGCCCATCTGTAAACTGGGTTTGGATGGCATCATAATCCTGCTTGCCGCTTTCGTTCAGCGAAACTTCCACTCTTTTGGGGAGAATCATCTGTGCCGGTGCTTGCAGCAAAATCTGTTGTGCTGCCGTTTCAATGGCTTGCTTCATTTCCGTGTCCGAATCATCCGTAATGAGGTCATTCACCTCATCATGGATCACTTCGTCCATAGCTATGCGCATTTCCTTCACAAGGTCACTCATAAGAACTTCCATAAGCAAGAAACCTATTATAAATTATAAACTACAAACTAAAACTCAATCACCACGCCCAGCTCTTTAGCCTTGGACTTTACCATCTCAGGTGATTTCAGTTTCCTTACATCTACCTTATATGTCTTCTGGAGATAATTTTTTGCCTTGGTGATGTTCTCGAAATGAAGGGCATTCTCGTCCTTCACCTGCTCTTCATTTTGTTGTTGGGCCTGCTCCTCTTCCGGCTGGCTCTCATCAATGATACGGCCTGCCTTCGTAAGAGGATGTTGCCTGATGCATTCTGCCACCTGCTTGCTATCCGTAATGTACGAATAGGCATCGTTGCCACACCGCTCAAACTCAATGTTCTTGATCAGTCCGCTCGGCAGAGTCACCACAAAAATGAGCATGCTCTCAGCTACAAATCTATACATATCTATTTGTGTTTATGGTGAGAAGGGATAGTGAGACTGCATTAGCCTCAACTATCCCCTAGATTGATATATGTAGAAAACTATCAGTTTCCTATACGATGATTACGCTGCCTCCTGAATCTGCTCATCTGTCACGCCATCACCAGTGAAGACTGGTCGGGCAACACGCGCATGAGCATCCGGGAAGGTCAGTACCCAGCAGCTATACTCCTCCATCACAACACCTGCTGTGTTACGAATCAAGAGATCCTTAGCGTTAAACTCATTTCTGGTCCATGTGCCGAATACATACTTATCCAGATAACGAGCATCCAGGCAGAAAGCTCTACCATCCATACCCCAGGAGTTAAAAGCATCGTGACGATAAATCAGAATCTTAGTACCCATACTTTCGAACTTCTCGAAATCAAGTTTCCAACCCTGATAGTCCTTTTCTGTCTGTGTAATGATACGCTTGTTAGAGCGAAGGTTAGCAAATGCCTGATAAATCAAGTTGTCAACAAAGAGGAGTTTGGTACGGCTAGAGTTACCTGCACCCTTCAACATAGCAGCAATAAACTGAGTCAACTCTTTCTCGCTGATTACATACTCGTATACCTGCTTCACAACCTCAGTTGCACCATCAGAGTTTGTAACCTTTACCTTCGTTGTTACAGGAACAAGATCGCCTTTATCGTTCCTTTGCATCTTTGGCTCCCAGTGACCTATCTGCAAATCCTTTCCAGCTTCCCAGAAGATGCCGCCCATAGTGTATACCATACCAACATCCTTTCCACCATTCGACTGAGAACGATAGCCAAAGAGGCCACTCAACTCCTGGCCCTGACGCATATCGTCCATCGCCATTTTCTCCTGTCTGGTGAAGTCCCACTGAACCTGGGTCTTCATCATACGGTCAATAAGAGATTCCTCTACCTGCATAATGAATCGCTGGCAATACTGGAAGCTCTTGTCAGGCATAGAATAGTAACTACCTGTTTCAACCTCCTTTTCTCCAGCGGCTCTACCAAGTCGCATTACTACTGTTCCAATGGCAATATCCTCAGGAATGTCTCTGTTACCACGTGATGAATTCTTTTTGCCATTCAGTGCATAACAGGTTGGATTACCATCGTTGTCAACAGACGTAACTCGCAACTGCAGAGGAATCATCTTGCTTCTGTCGGTACCATTATCATCATAACCCAGCATGCCGTTAACCATGATAATATCACCAATACCAAACACTGTAGGATTTTCTACCTTAAATGTCACTGAGCCACCACTTGTAGTTTTAGCAAGTTTCTCAGTTAGTTTGGTTTTGATTGGTCGCTGACCGATGGAATAATATTCGATGCGGTTGCTGTCAACAGGAGTCATTCGTTTCGAAGCTCGAAGAATCTGATCGATAGGGCAACTCTCCAATTTCATTTCTACCACGGTTGGGTTAACATGTGCTACATAGTAGTCCCAATTTCCCATTTTTTCCTGCTGTTCCTGACTAGCAGCTGCCCATTTAGGACCAGTACCACCAACACCAGGACCATCTGTAGGACCTGTCGCGCCACCACCACCTTCACCAGATGGAATAGCAGGAGGATTTTCTGCCATTGCATAAGAACTTCCACCACTAAGAATCATGACGAGCACCGCCATCATGAAACCAAACCATTTCTTAAACTGTTTCATAATCTATACATTTAAAATTATTAATTATAAATTTCTAATTCTACATTCCAATCATCTTGCTGTACACCTGTTCAGTACGGCTCTTCTCTTTTGGGAGTGAAGGAGCACCACCGCCACCATCAATGTTGATGTTCTTCTTACCACCTTGTTTCCCATCGTGAAGCTGCCTCTGCTGGTCTATCTTCTCGTTCTTTCCACGCTTATAGCCTCGCTCTTCTGCATCAGCCACAGCCTTGTCGAAGTCCTTGATTTGAAAGAGGCGCAAGAAGTCTTCCTTCTTCAAGCCATACCGAGCTGCACGCCATACGAAACCATCATCATCATGATCCTCGCCATCATCGCTACGCTTGTAAAGCCATTCTATCAAGTCGGTAATCGCCTCAGGCTTCAACTTCGCTTCTTTAATGGCTGCATCAAGTTCGGCATCTTCTTGCTCCATATTGGCTGCAAGTTGCTCATTGTCCTTTGCTAGCTTCTCGCTGGCTTCAAGTTTCTCTTTTTCACTAGCCTTCAAACGAGCCTTAGCCTTCTCGTCACCATTGATGGCATCAACATAGTCCTGACCCAACTCATCAATCATGAAATCGATAAAATTGAAGTCGCTGCCATCGGCATTTTTCTTGGTCACAAGACCTGTCACCAGACTTGGAGCATGAGGGTTTTCCTGCAACATTTTGTTGAAGTCATCCATTTTCTGCTTATTCTGGTCATACTGGTCGTAATCGGTCGAAAGTTGACCATAAACAGCCTCATCATCGTCCATATTCAAGTCCGGATAACGCTGAGCAAGACGCTCTCTGAAAGAATCTCGCTTTGACTTAACATTCTGATTATCAATAGTTTCTTTTGCCATAAATATTCATTTTTAATATTTGTGTGCTAAATTAAGGAAAATTTCGCATTACTTTGTGATAAGTTCTGCATCTTGATGAATTAATTTTGCTGGTATGAAACATCTAAATTCCATATCCGAAATTTACCTTAAAAGAGATCAAGAAATGTATCTGCTCTTTCGTAAGGCCAAGAGGATGGTAGAATATCCTACCACCATGGCTAAGATATGCGATTACATCGCCAAGATGCCTGCCTCTTGCTATTATCTCGCCGATAGCACAGCCTATCGGTATGTATGTAAACGCATCAAGGGGGAAAAGCCTAAATTCGGCAAATACCAAGCCATGAAAGAAAAACTCTTTGAAGATTTCTATCAGGATTTCTTGCGTCTCCGGCAGATGGATCAATACAAGGAATACAATACCAAAAATCTTGTGTATGTATGCCTGAATCTTCCTGCGCCCAATTTGGGTATGGCTCCACGCTACATACAGATGAAAATAAACAATTATTTCCGCAATAAGAAAACATCATTCATAACTCGATAAATCACTTCCATTATGCGTACATTATATATTACACTTCTCATCATCCTCCTGATGGCTTTCATCATTCCGCTTCATGCCTCGCTGGCTGTGTCTCCATCATCGCCATTATACACCCATTTCGCCTATATGTTCAGTCATGCCAACTTTATACACTGGGGTATCAACGGATGGTGCATATTGATGGTTCATCATCAGTTTCGCTTTCATCGCCTACTGGCTGCATGGCTCTGCTCCGTGTTGCTATCGTTCGTATACTATCCGGCATTACCTGTATTGGGTGCATCCGTATTGATTTCTTTCTTCATGGGATTCTCAGCGCAATGGTATTATCGGTATCACCGCATCTACTTCTGGCAAATGATGCTCGGTATGGCTATAGGTTTCCTCCTCCCTTACATAGCTGGTATCTTCCACATAGTCCTATTCTGTTTAGGTTTCATCTATGCCAAGGCAGAGAGATTTATCCGACATGCCAACACACTTAACATTTAACATTCAACACTTAACATTATTATATATAACGAATGCCTGTAGCAAAATCCTCCTTAAAGGTTCGACCTCAGCAGCAGATTTCTGATAAGAAACTCAAAGAGATTCTTGAAGAAGATAAGAGAAGACTCCAAAGTCTCCTCGCTACTTATCGTCCCATTACAGGAGAGAATGCCCCTGGTCTCCGCTTTGAATGTGTCATCTCGGATTTCTTAAAGGGAAAGAAACTCTGGCTCCCGGTGGAAATGCTGAAAGAAAAGAAGTTCTGCGCCATCATCAAATGTGGTTCTATAGAGGCCTTCTGCGATAAGTACATGCCTGACTTCGACCAAGAGAAGACTCGTGATGCAGTCTTCCGGTATCTCATCCGCCTGCGCTGTAAGCATGATTTCTATTTCTTCGCCTACGCCTATGCCCGAATCAAGAATAAGGATGGTGGTGAGGATATACCTTTTCTTCTTCGCAATGCCCAGATCAAACTAGCCAAGGTCTTCGAACAGTTACGCCTTCATAGTCAGTACCACTATATCCGTGTCATTCTCTTGAAGTGCCGCCAATGGGGTGGTTCTACCCTTACCGACATCTACATGGCATGGCTGCAGATCTTCTGGAAGACAAACTGGAATAGTAATATCGTTGGCCACCAGTCTTCATCTGCCACACAGGTATTCGATATGTACGAGAAGCTAATTAATGCCATTCCGACATGGCTCTTCTACGACATTGGTGTACCATTTAAGAACGACCCTCGCAAAATCAAGACATCAGGAACCATACAGAATATCAAGTATCTCATTCCACGCGATTGCAAGATACAGACGGGTTCTGCCCGTAACCCAGAATCTTGTCGTTCTGGTGATGCTGCCCTTGCTCATATTACTGAGGAAGCCTTCTTCCCTAACACCACAGAGTGGACTCCAGCTAAGGTGATCAAGGCTGCATCATCATCTATTCAGCCAGATCCTTTAACATTCATCGTCAGAGAGTCAACGCCTAACGGACGAGAAAACGAGTTCCACGATGCCTGGGTAGCCGCAAACTCAGTAGACAAAGACGGAAAACCTCTGTCTGCATTTACTCCTGTCTTCGTGGCATGGTTCGAAATTGAAAAATATATATTGCCATTTGCTTCCGAGGATGAACGTGCCGACTTCGCCATCTGGCTTTGGAAGAACCGCTTCGATGAGCAGGGGCACGGCAAGTACTACTGGTGGCTCTATGAAAAGGGTGCATCATTCGAAGGAATCCACTGGTACATCGAGAAATCGAAGGAATACGAAACCCTTGATGATATGCGTCAGGAGTTCCCATCAGATGATATAGAAGCCTTCCTCTTCTCCGGTACTACAGTCTTCGATCCATACAAGTTGAAGGAAATGGAAGAGGATTGCAAAGGCATTGAGCCTATCATGGTGGGTGACATTGAAGGTGATTCTTATGATGCTGCCGATGATGCTTGTATGAACAACATCCGCTTCATCGAGCGTTCAGGCGGACCATTGAAGGTGTGGGCTGGACCAGACAACTCTGAGATTGTCAGACATCGGTATATCGTTGCCTGCGATATTGGTGGTTCTCATAAAACCTCCGACTTCTCTGATATAGTAGTCCTCGACCGCTACGATGAAATCTATGGTGGTGTACCGGAAATCGTAGCTGAATGGCATGGTCACTGCGATGCCGATCAGTTAGCCATGCGCTGCGCCCAGATAGCTCATTTCTATAATGATGCTTATCTGGTCATCGAGAACAATACTGCCTACTCGCGTATGAACAATACTGAGGGCAATCAGTCAGAGCTGTTCTTCCCTATCCTTCTGCCTCTATACGATAATCTCTATAGCGCATCACAGAGCAAACTGAAGAAGGTGAAGAATATCGAAATGAAATGGGGATTCAACACCAACAAGGCAACCAAGGTGGCAGTAGTGAAGACCATGGCTCGCATCATCCGTGATGGTGGCTATATGGAACGAGAACTTGCGGCAATAGACGAATGTACCTATTTCCTCTATTACAAGCAGAACGACTGTTATGGAGCCGTAGCCGGAAAGCATGATGACCGTGTCATGGCCAGAGCCATTGCCCTCTACGTGGAAAAGGATATGCCAGCACCGGAAATCGTTCCATTCCGTTCAAAAGCAGATATAGAGCGTGAACGTCTCCGCAACCGCCCACCAGTAGTAGCTGAGTTGTCAGGCATAGGTGGTGGCAGCTAGCCTCTATCTAGCCAGCAGCATGATACGCCCCTGTATAGTCACCGTTCCAGACGATTCTATCGCCTGTCCATATAAGTTAATAATTAAAAGTAAAAAGAAAAATGAAACAAAGTTATTCAAACCTGCTGCGTAAGATGCTCATAGCCATCTACCAGCCTATCGTCACTCGTATCGAACTTTTCCGTGCCACACGCATGTGGCAAAAAGGAGTCAAGGCAACCATTGCCAAGTATAAAGAATGTGGTGCGCCTCGTTTCTACATGCTCTACGACCAGTCGCATAAAGATTGGGCGATTATGACCTACGATCCTAACCGCAAGTGCATGCTCGCCTATCGAAGATTAGTCCAGATGGGCAAGTGGAAAGCCACTCGCTATTTCAAAAATGTAGAAGACATCAAAGCCGCATCCTACTACTATACCCCTTCCAAGTGGGGAGCCATCGGCTGCGATGCGGACAACAAGGTGCGCACAACCAAACTAAAAAACTGGCAAGAATACTACATGTACCGAGTTTCTACCCTGATGTTTAAGTTACTCATATACAAGAAGAAACATGGTATTGACTAAACAAAAAGAAGAGGAGACCATCACGGCTTCCTCTTCACAATCTAACAACCTTAAAAACTAATAAACCTAAAAAAAAAAAATAATCTAATCTAAGAACCGAACAACATTTCGTTCAATATTATGAATTAACTAAGAACTTCTTTTCTACATAGCTGCCGAAGGAAGGGCTGCCAAATCATTTGCTCCATCACTGGAATCCTTTAGATGCGTATCAGGTGCTGTTGCCTGTTGTTGCCCTCCATCTGTAGGCATCTGTCCATTGGCTGCTTGCTGTGCCTGAAGAGCTTCTAGCTTTTCCAGTTGCTCCTTGAAGTATTTCCTCATTCTTCCTGTACCAGGGAAATTAGCAACCGTAAGCATGGTATAAGGATCCATCTTGCCGCTCACCATCATCTGCCAAGCCATATCGTTGTTGGCTGCTCTGATAAGTGGACTGTATGCGTCCAAGTCGATAGAAACATCTAGATCCATATCTCTCATGGTCTCTGAATTGAAGTGAATTTCAAATTCATCACCTGTCAGTTTCACGCTGTCAGCATCGGTACAAAATTCCTGTATCAGGTAAAGTTTCTTCTTGGCCACACGTACCTTAAAGTTGTTGAAACTCTCAACAAAGTCCTGTATGGTGGTAGATGATGATTCTCTTTCCAACTGATATTGCTTACCGCTGGTATTCCGGTGCTGTCCTTGAAGAGCACCCTGCACACCACTTCCCTCGCTTGCCATCGTCTTGGCAAAATTCACCATGAAGTCAACACCTGCCGGAATACTCTTGTTGACCAATGTCTGAGGTGGTTTACCTCCATTCTTGGAGTTCCACAAGATGATACTATCCGTTTTGGTATAGTTCACCTGCATTTCATCGATGCTCTGTTTCTCGCTCAATGCGTTCTCGTCAACAAGCATCGTTCCCTTGGCACCATTCGCTACAATGAAGTTGATCATCATCATATAATGGTTCAAGGTGCGCTGGTTGTTTTCGGCTCGCATCGTAAAACTTCTTACTTCGCCATTCAAGCATGGATAGGCAACGAAGGTGTATGGATGGATAGAGGTTCTGAATCCGTCCCTGAGCACATAGTATGGTGATTCCCTGGCATCCAGCAGATAGCCATTCGGTGTGATATATCTTCTGAACCAGTAGGTTTCTGCCTCATCCTTAATTTCGATGGTCTTAAGTTCAGAAGGGTCTACATAGTAGATAGGCTCACCATTCTCATCGAGCATAGGTAGGCCATTCTCATCTTTCATGATGTTGGATTCCTCTATCTTGCGTTTCTTCTCCTCATAGAAGGCACGCTGGTCAGGAGAGGCATATCCGCAATCTCCACTCTCCCAGTCATGTACCCAAATGGCTGGTCTGGTTTCTTTTGTCCAGATTTCCAATACCCGGTACTTGCCTACTACTGAAGAATGGGTGAAATCATCTATTCCGGCATACTGGGCTTCACCAGTCGGGTGATAAGTCTGTTCGGGCGCAAAATGGTGCTGCGTCTGTAGATAGATCTCACTGAGTTTATTAGCCTCTTCCTTGCTTCCATTTGTAAAGGTAGCAATAATCTCTCGCCAAGTCAAATCATGAGCCTCAGCAATAAATTCCACATCGCTCAGGTCATACTTAAAGAAAGGTGGTAAAGCTAGCTTAAAGATGTCTACAGAATAGTCAAAGATGCCATTCTTGCCATCCCTTCTGCCATAATAGGTTTTCATGCCCACAAAGGCGAAGACACAAAAGGCATAGAACATTCTCGCATCTAACTCTTGCCTGTCGTTCAAGTTGTCGTTCTGACGAAGATATTCATTGAAGAAACTGATATAGTCTTCCTCGTTTGGATCCACGGCACTACATGTAGCAGTACTGCGTTGCTGGCGTACAAGACCTACGAGCGAAAGAAGTTTGTCTCCGATTACATCGTATTCCAGTATTGGCATACCTTTCAGTTCCATATACTGCCGGATGGTAATCTTTCTTCCGTTCCACTCTATCAGCTCTTCCAACTGCCTTCCCATCACGAAGTCTTGCGCTCGCTTCCACTTCTTTCTCAGTTCTGCACCATCATAGAAGTATTGGCAAGCCCATTGCAGCAACAGAAGATTGCTTTCGCTCTGCGTAAACCGCTCCCGGCTCACTCCTTCAAGTGAGTCTGGTCCCGGCTCTGCATAGTTCGATATGTCATTTATTACATGATTGTCAACCATAATTCTTAATTTTTCGCCAAAAATACCGCATTTTTCTCGCTTATTAGTGATAAGTTGCGCAACTTAACATTACTTTTCCATCATTTCCTAGTATTTTTGTTCCGCATTTCATTTAAAAACGTTTTTAAGTATGAGTAAATCAATCAATGTTCACGAAGCCTGCGTCATCACAAAAGACGATAAAGGCAACCTCTCCCTGGTAGGCAAGGCTAAAGAAGCCCTCACCACCTTGAAGAAGAATAAGGTTTCCGTCTGCATTCTCCTTTGCGACAACAAGAAGGAGGATGTGGAGAAGTTTCTTAATGACAATAACGTGCCTTTCGCCTCTATCAGTACCAAGGAGGAGACCGATAAGGATGGCAACACCAAGCGTGTTGATCCACCAAAGGCAGATGTAACCATCATGCCAAGTTCCAAGGTCATAACTCTTCGAGACGATTGGCAGTGGTGTTTGGATGATATTGCCCAACGTCTCTGGGGCGAGAAAAAGAAGGAGAATCCGAAGAGTGAGCAGCAGCGCATGGATGACAGCATGGCTGATTACATACGCTGGGCATCACCAAAGAAAAAGGAACCAGAGAATGCATCTGGTACTTCTCTCGGATAACATCGCTCCAATGTCTTCAACTTTAAACACACAAATGATTCATTAATCATAACTATTATAAATTTATTTGGATTTAGATTTTTTATAACTATCAAAAAGGGACTCGCTGTGAAGCAAGTCCCTTTTTCTATGTGTGGAAATATTGAACATTTCCTAGAATGAAGTAGCCCGAAGGCTACTCCATTCCGTTCAACGTTTTAAGCAGCTCCTTTCTGGTATTCCGAATCTCTACCAGTTTGGCTGCATCGTTTGTACCATCCATTTGCTTCTTAGCCTTATTCATCTTCCTCTTGGCAGCAGAGATAGCCTTTCTGGCCGCAAACAGTCGCTTGTTGGTCTTACTGTTCTTAAAGGCATTTGCCTTCACCTTATCAACATCCTTCAAACGCTGATACTCCTGATAAGTCTCCATGGTTCCGTTCCAGACGTTCTGTATTCTCCAGTCCTCCGTCACGTCCTCTGCCTTAGCCTTCAACAGGTACTTGCTTTCAGCCTTCTCCATTTCCTTCAAGTCTTCATCACCGTTCAGATAACCCTGCACCATGTCCAGAGCCTCCTTCTGGGTGAAAGCCTTGTAATCACTCTGCGAGAGGAATTTCTTCATCTTCTGGCGCATTTTCTTCTTTTCCGTGATACTCTTGGCTGCATCAAAGCGTTTACTAGCCTCCTGTAAGGAAGTCACTCCATCGCTCATTTCTGCACTCTCCAGTGCCTTCACCGAACCGATGGCAGCCTTAATCTGAGCCTCAGGATCAATACCATTGCGCTGGCAGCTCTGATAGGTCATCACCACGCCCTCCATGTCACCGCTCAGGATAAAGTCCTTGAAGTAACTCTGAGCCTTCCATGGAGAGAAACCCTTGCTGGAAGGGAAGAAGAAATCAACGGCCTTGAACTCCTTATTCTCCTGGCTCGGAATCAGGAAAGGTGCCCAGTACAAAGCATCTTTGTAAAGCAGTCCGATGGTCTTGCCATACTTGCGCTGAATCTCCTGATCCGCATGGCTGGCTTGGAAATCGCTCAGATAGTTTATATTGTCCAAGGTCATTCTCACCATAGGGTTAGCCTTACCTATCATTCGCTGTACCATAGGGCCAGGGAACTCCAGTTCTCCCTTTTCGTTAAAGAAGTACTCTGGTATCTCACGAAACTGCTTACCATGTCTGATATACATTTCTGTTCCATCCTCATATCTGCCCATGAAAATCTTACTCTGCTGACCAAGACTGTTGCCTCGCATCAGATAGTCATACCACTTCATACCATCAGGATAAGCAAGTTCATACATACTCTTATAGCTTGGGTTGGTCTTCCGGATATCCTCTGCCTTCTTGCGCTCCTTCTCCTCGTCCAAGGCACGGAAAGCAGCATTGTGAGCATTGGCATAAGCCTCATAAAAAAGGAATCCAATAAAGTAACAGATTAACGCTGAAATCTGTCTTTGTTTTCTTCCAAAATATTCTGGTGGAATAGGTTCTTTTCCACGAGCTGCAGCCCATACATGATTATAATAGTTTTTGAAATCTTCAAATGTCGCCTCGTTCCAAATAGAGCCAAAACCTGTCATAGCCATAAAATGGCGAGTTGTGGAAACGTTCCAGTCTGGAGAAAGCAGAGCTCTGCCAGCAATTTTAAAAGTTCTCTGACTTACACCAAGTATATCCCAGTGCTGACCGCCAAACATATCGTTCACAAACTGTCCGTCCTCGTCCAGAGCTTTGCTTAGTTGCTCGTCCGTCCAGCCATATTTCTTAGCACGCTCCTTGGTTCTATCAGCTCTCATGCGGTAAGAAGCAAGTTTCAGTCCATCATGAATGAAATCCCACAAAGCCACATCCATACCTTTGTTCAACATAGATACCATCTGAGTAGCAATCTCAAAAGGAATAGTGGCTGCTCCAGCTGCAGTTCCTATATTTCCTCTTTCTTCCAACTTTTTTTGTAGCTTTTGTGCAAAATCACGTAAGTTATCAAACATGTTCTGTACATCTGCTGCAGCATAGTCGTTTGTTGCTCCAAACTTTACCAGATGGCTAGCTGCCTCTTGGAAGTCCTCAGGATTGGCAAAGCAAGGCAACTGATGATACTTCATCGTATCTACAAAGATATACTTCATAAAGTTGGCCATAGCCTTCTTAGGACCAAACTCCGCCATGTTCTGCACCATATAAACCTCCGTCAATGCTCCGGCATGGAAACCGCTAAATCCCAGCTCCAGCTTCTTGGCACTCGAAGCAGCCGTATCAAACGCCTTCCAGAAAGGAGAAGACTGATAGGTCTCGAATACTACACCGAATCGGTCTCCGGCACTCGCCTCGCTATAGATTACCTTTTCGTTGTCAGTGATAGGGTTCTTCACCGTCACCTGCTTAGGCGATACATTATAAACCCACACAGGTCCCACGCCCGGAATCTCGAAGTACTTATATTGCTCCAAATTGAATGGAGCAGAAGAAGAAAGTAGTGGATCAGTAGAAATCACCTCTCCTTTTTCATTCCGCTCAATCACGTTCAGTCCGGCCAACTCCTGCAACATGGTCTTGTTAGCCCAAGCCTCAATATTACTTCTGCTGTAGTAGGCCATCATTTTCGTTATGTCGGTAGTCTTTGGCACAAGTCCGGCATAAATACCTTCCATTAATGTGCTGATGGTTCTAGGCTTCTCATTCGGACTCTTGGTCCGCTGCCTATTCTCCACAAAGGTAGCATACGCCTCAGGATCAGATTTCTCTTTATCCCAAATATGATTTACGTAGTCAACATTATAACCAGTGCCAGCTTTCAAAGTATGATTATCCATCAACCAGTCGTAGGTATAGTTATACCAGTCACGGATGGAATCAATGGCAGCCTGCATTTCAGGAGAAAGTTCCTTATAATTGATACGTCCAGGCACTACCCTCTCTTTTACGAGTTTCAAAACATGTTTACTGAGGATGTCCGTTCCATCACATGGTACAAAACCTTCTTCGCCCTGGTGATTGGCATTGATAGCCTGTGCCATTTTGCTTGCCACCTCGCTCACAGCCTTAGGATCATCGTATACCTCTATCTCCTTGCCTTTTTTAATCTCTGTATGCTTCTTTGCTGTCTCGGTAATCAAGTCTGTCACGTATGGCTGGATAGCCTCAATATCAGCTGGCTGGATATGGATATGTCCCTTATCAAAGACACCAGTGGCATTCAGATTGTGCGCCATGTCACGCAAACGTCTAGAAGCCTCTATTATATAAGGTATAGTCTCGGCAAGTTTTTCTGCCCTGTTTTTCTTTCCCTTGTAATCAGAAAGCAACTTGTCAAAAACACCGCTATCTGCCATCTTCTCTATTCTGTTCTTCACATCATTGATATAGATAGCATCATCAGCACTAGCCTCCTCCATGTTCTTTCTACGATGGATAACGGCATGCTTAACGGTTCTTGCAGCACCTTCCTTGCTCACGTCAGTACTGGTCACTTCGGCCAAGTCCTGCATCACCTGCTGCTCCAGTGCATCAGCCTTCGGATTGGTCTCTGCTGGGTAAATCTTACCCTCATACAAGTCCAGATCGGCTTGTTGCTGTTCCAACAGATCATGTTTGGCCAGCCAGTCCTCATACTTGCGTTTCACCTCCTCCTGCTTCTTCTTTTCGAAGGCAAACATATCTGGCAAAGGGTCTTCCTGGTCCTTCATTGCATCCTTCCATTTCTCATATTCTTGAATACGATTCATGTAAGCATCATTTTCTTCACCTTCCATTCGGATAGGCATACCAGTAGGTTCCTCGCCAACAAGGTGGTGGCGTTCACGCCAGTCTTTATTGAGCTGTGCCCATTCCTTCTTGCCTGCTTCATCCTTATCAATGTCGTAGAACATTGGAGGCTCTGGGTTCTCTTTATCCTCGCGTGCATTCTGCCATTTGCGCCACTCCTGTACACGTTTCATGTACTGAATAGTACTTTCGCCCTTCTTCTGGCGTGGTTTACCCTTAGCAGCGCCATCAGATAGCGCATCCTTGATTTCAGCATTGCTAGCCTGCTTCATCATGGCTTCCTGCTTCTCCTGAGGCATTTCGTCCCAAACGTGAAGAGCCTTGCCAGCCTTCATTAGGTAGTATCTCAAATCCTTGTCATTGAGAAGTCCCGGCACTCGAACACCCAGTTTCTTAAGCACCTTGATAAGATAATGCTTAATCTTGGTCCAAAGAGAAAAATCCTCAGCAGTCTTAGGACCCTCCTCAGCCAAATGAGCGATATACTCCTGCGTTCCCACATTCATGCGGTCAGGGTTCTTCCAGTCCGGATCATACTTGTTGGCAATATCCAAAATCTTACCGCGAGTGCTTGCTGCGACAGAATTATAAACGAAATTAGCGAACTTTCTCACGCCATCTTCGCCACCAAGAAGTACTTCCATACCCTCATGGCCTATCTTCTCATGCAGCACCGTTCTCTCAGCCTCGTTGGCATCAGCACAGTTAGGCAGATAAACATGCACCGTGTGTGTAGTAGGGTCATACCATCCGGTAGCCCCATTCTTCACATCACTCAGATAAGCATCTGGAACCTCATCCACAGAAGTGTAAACTGTAGCCTCAGCACCACCCAGTTTGTTGGCAGTGTTCACTACCCGGTCGCTCACTTGTTTCTGCTTGTCTGCATCCCAGTTATTCTTGAAGATAGAGCTGCCAAGTCGTGCCAATACATTTCTGCCCGACAAGTCATCCTTATTCAGCAGAGGAGCAATCACGCCCTTGGTCAACTGCACCGGAATACCATTGCCAATGATGGTGTGGGCCAAAGATTCCGTCTTAGGCAATTTATAGTCATCGCCCAGTCCGGTAATCCTAGCCAATACCCTGCCATCAGCACGCAATACCTTTCCACCCGGCATGATGATAACGTCTCCGCTTTTGGTTCTCAGCGTAGGCAGAATCTCATCCCCATAGGCATGAGGAATCTTGCCATCGGCATAAGCACTGCCCATTACGTAAAGAGGCTTCTCCACCTTCTGCCAGTCGATTCCGTCAACCTTCAGTCTGGCATCCATCCATGGAGCCACACCGCTTTCTTTCACCGTGAGGGTAGGAAGAATATCCTCCACAGCCTCTAGCCATCCACCCTTGCGTGGCTGCTTCTTTGGCTTCCCAGGTAGTTCTCCGTCCTTCACGGCTCTAACAATCAGTCGTTCCCTGCTGGTATAGCCACCATAGTCTGCGGCATTATACACATCAGAATCCCATGTATAGCCATTCTTATCAAGTGCCCGTGTTATAATCTTCATCGCCTCAGAGTCCTTGTAGCCCTTCACGTTCTCGATAGTCACCACTCGCGGTTTCACGGCATCAATGAAGTCGGCAGTGCTCTTGGCAGTCTCCTTGTCGAGTTCCACCTCTCCACTATTACTTTTGGCCTGCGAATAGTTCTTGCATACAGGCGAAGCATGGAAATACTCCACCTCGCCATCAATATGTTTCACCAGTTCCTTCGGATCCACGTCTCTCACGTCAGCCGTAACAATATGCTGCCCGAAGTTGTTGCGATATACACCGCTTATCTTCCGGTCATATTCCACAGCCACTACAGGGTCGATGATACCCTTCAAACCTTCCTCTACCAGTCCACCACCACTAAAGTAAGTGCCAGCCTTCATCAGCGAATCAGGATGCTTCTGCAACTTCTGCTCCACGATAGGAGATTTCACCTCAGTCACTCGATGAAATCGGACATCGCTCTTGCGAGAATTGAAACGCTTAGAAGGAGGAATAACATCACCCTTATCATCATAGGTAACAAGGTCGTTCAACTTTCTGTTGTTCTTGGCATTCTTGTATTTATACTCCTTGCCATCATCAAAGCCAAACTCGTTTGCGTCATTACCATCCCACCACAGTTGATTTGCAGGCACTTCATCCTCGATGATACGATATTTGCCTTCCAGACGGTTTGTTCCGTGCATTTCGGCATATTTCTTAGAAGGAGTAACCCAGTCACCATTACGCAACTTACTTTCCTTCACCGAAGTAGGAACAGCACGATAAACCTTTACCTTAACATCCTTCTCGCCATTCTTAATGGCATCAATAGCCGTATTGATAGCTTTCACAGATTCCAATCCATGAGGAGTGTTCTGCGAATAACGCTCAGGGTGAGAGAAGTAATCATCCGGCTGAGGAGTATAACCCATAGCCATATCCTCCAGGTTCACATCCGAGCCGCTGGATTCCCAATCGTCACGTCTCGCCTTGTCGCTTTCATATCCAGGGTTTCCCGGTGCAGCCCAGGCACCTACACCCTGATATGCGCTTTCGGTATCATCATACCCCTTGCGTCTGGCAGCCTCATCAAGCATTTCCCTTGCAGTAGCATCATCACCCTTGGCAAGAGCATCCATATACTGCTTGTCAAGTTGATCATCAGGAATCAGAGAAAGTTCCTCCAAGTGCTTTTGTCGCTTGGCTTCCTCTTCCTCTGCTCTCTTTCTTGCAGCTTCCATGGCGTTACGCTGCGCCTCCACCTGCTTCACGCGCTCCTCGATCATGGCATCAAGGTCACCAAAGTTCTCCTTCAAGGCTTCATTTACAGGCACGGTGTACTTAAGAAGTTCCTTGAAAGAGGAAATCTTATCTTCATTTACCTGCAACAAGTGACGCTTGATATTGGCTCTGGCACGTGCAGCCTCAGCAGTAGAACCCTTCTTAACACCATTGGCGTACATCGCCACATCAGCCTCATCAACCCCAAATTGCTGAGAAACAGCCTTTATTTTATCCTCCACAGATAAATTTCCACCATTTTCCTTGGCAGTTTCAGAATTATTATCTACCTTTGCACGCATAAAAGCATTTCCATCATTGTTATGTGCTCCTTCGGGAGTGTTTGTGGAGTTTTCAACTACCCTAGACGTCTCTGATGGATTTGCTTTTTTATTTGAATAGAAATCATTAAAATATTCCTTGTTATTCTTTGGTTCTGTTACTACAGTATATTTTACTTGTGAAGTTGGATCTACATAAACATAGGCAACTCTGCCATTATCGCTTACTTTGCGTTCACCTTCTTTTAATACTGTAGGAATCAGCAACAAATCATCAACATTTAAAGAATTAGCTTTTACACCATAATGACGGAATACGCTATGCTTTGTTCCTGCATGATTATCATTTCCTTGGCGCATGATGATTTTATTGCTTCCATCTTCACGCTCCACGGTTAATGATACATTATCCTTTTTTCCAGAATAAACATCAGCAACTGCCTGTTGAGCCTCATCAAGTTCTCTACCTTCTAGTTGTGTAGAAATGTCCTTCATACGTTTCTTAGTAGTAGAACCCATAAACTTGATGTCATCAGCATTCTCTGCCTCATGAAGTTTAGTTCGTGGATCCACCCCATTCGCCAGGTCTCTCAACACAAGGTTACGAATATCCTCCAAGGTCATTTTCTTAATGTCCTCAGGCTTCCACTTCGTAAATGTATCAAGAGTCCAATACCAGAACTTCTTCAGCCACTCCTTCAACTTATTGATAACGCTAAGTTCCTTTGCTGTATCAAGCGGATTCTCCTTGATAGCATCCTTAGCCATCTGTTCCAGGATGGCAGCTCCGTCCTCACCGGTCAAACGAGCAAAAGCCTCATCGCAAATTTGCTCATCTGTCAGATGATTATAGTTAGGATCCTGCTTCAAATCGGCAAATAGCTGGGTCTGCATGATGAGTTTATCACCATGCTCTATAAGTTCCGGATTCATGTTTTTGGCAGCAGTACGCCAAAGATGTTGATACTCATGAATAGGAGTGTTGGGATTCAGATGCTCTTGATTCAGCACAATCTGCTTGCCATCAGTGTAGCCGTAAACTACACCTTTACCCTGCGCAAACTTGGTATGATCAACAATCTGGGCATTGTTCTCGTCAAAGACCACATAGTTATAATCACCTTCCTTGGCACCACCATGAATCATGCCAGCAGGGTACTTGATGCCGACAAAGCCTATTTCGCCCAAAGCCCTTGATGCTAATTCTGCACCATACGAAGGTCTTTCACGGTCAAAGAAGTCTTCCAAAGCATGATAAAGTTCTTCACCTTTCAATGTAGGAAGTTTCTGCATGCCATTCTCTGGCGATTCAAGTTTCATTTGGGTGATACGCTCAATCCTATCTATATCATATCTCGCTCCACCATCTTTGAAATACTCGTTTTCACTGAAACCGTTGTGGGTTATTTCCCAAAGTCTATACCATTTTTCCAATGGAAAATTCTGAGATTCGTTCCATCCAAGATAGTTGCTGCCATTATCATCAGGAATATCCACATCATATCGATATGCTCTATTACTTGGTATAGCTATGCTATCATCGTCCTTTGCAAGAATTTCGTTTAGTTCTTGCAGATAATCTGTATCAGGGAATTTTCCTATAACATCTTTCAAATCTTTACGTGCATTCTCCAAGCCCTTTGCCACATCTTGATGCTTATACATATAATGTCTCAGCATATCCTGTGCCTCTTTTGACATACTTTGTGGATTTACAAATTCAAAGCCAAATATTGCCTTCTTATCCTTAGCTCTCTGTGCATAATCTGTGCCTATCTCCTTAGAGTTCGTAACATACACACCATGTCCGAACGTCTCGCTTCCTTCGCCCTCCAAGGCATGAGATAAATCGAACTTGTCAAACTTAGCACCAGTACCATGGTAAGTACGCAAGAATCTTACTCCTGGCTCAGCAACAGCCTTCAACTGATTATCTAACTCAACATACTTATGGAACAAGTCATCAAGTGTATCTTGATACTTTTCAAAGGATTTATCCCTGTAGTCAGTCCAAACATCATCTGGAATATCGTTCTCAGAAGATAAGCCATGCTGATCCATATAGTCCTGCATTAACTGATTTTGATACTCTGCGCGCTCTTTCTTCTTGGCATTATAGGAATCCTCGGTTTCTTTAATCTGCTTCTCTAACTCGATTCTCTTATTGAGCAGAGATTCTGCCTTATAAGGGTCAAACTCACTAGGAACATCACCCTTAATGTCCTTGATTTGTTCCTCAAATGGCTTATTGAGATTAAATGCCTTGTAGTTTCCTATCTTCCAGGCATTGGTATAGTACTTGCGCCACTTCTCAGCTAAGTCCTTCTTCTCAAAGTACTGAGGAGGTTGGTTCGGATTATCCATATTAACGATGGCATACTGCTTAAATTTGTCCGGTCTGTGTTTAGCAGCCCAGTCATAAGCAGCCTTGGCCGCCTCCTTCTGCTCAGGAGTCTTGATATAGAAGCGAAGACGAGGATCATTCAAAAGCATTTCTACTGCCAGGTTATCCTGCGCCTCAGCTACCTTCTCCATATCCTCATTGCTAACAACCTTCACAGGGATGCCAGCCTTCTTAAGCATAGTAGATACAGCATCATAAGCCACCTTCTGCGCCTCCGTCATTTCCGAAGGCTTCACCTCCTTCACATCGCGGTCAAATTTCGCCTGTTCCTTCTGTACCATAGCATACTCCGCAAAAGGCTTAGTCTTGCGGTCAGAAGACTCCAGCCACTTGTCAAAGGTAGCCTTAGGCACAGAAGTAACCTTACCAAGTCCCTTCCAGCCCTTGGAGTAGTTGGCAAGATAAGCCTCTGTAGCAGCCTCCTCAGAAGGATAGCCATACATCACCTTATGCTCGTCAAACTCACCAGTCTCTGGGTTCACCTGGTCAACAACATAAACGTTACCATCAAAAGTATCAAGGTCTGCAGCGTCATTGATGAACATATCAATATGGTCACCATCAACGCCAATTTTACCAAGGATATAGCCGTAAGTATCGTGCATGGTCACGCTCCAAGGCTTGCCCTGCTCGTCCTTACCGCTGCGAGTCACGCCCTTTGGTGTTTCTACGGTATAATCGTAGCCACCAAAGGACAAATGACCCTTTTTGTAGTTTCCTGCCTTCTTCTGAGCCTCTGTTATTTCGGTCTCAGTTTCGGCAATGGCACTCTTTAAACGTTCTCCGAAGGATGTTTCTTGCGGTAGATGTGAGCCTCGAACAGCTGAGCCTTCGCCACGTTCCAGGCTGCCAGTCTCTTGTCGCCCTTTGCGTCCGCTATCAGAGCCCTCTCCAATCTCGGACTCAGAAGATGCTTCTCCGTTACCAACTTCTTCGCCTTGGCTATTTCCTTCATCAACTCCTCTCCGTGAAGAGTCGCTACCCAGGCTACTGCCTCCTCCATATCCTTTATCATTGCTTCTGTCATCATAATCAGCTAATTCTGGTAAAATTGATTTAACATATTGTTTGTACTCTCGTTCACGATCCTCAATCTCCATCATGCGGTCATATTCCAACCCATAAATGTGATCAAGTTCGTTTTCAGACGGCAAAGATAACTCTTTTTCGTGAATAAACGAATTATATTTCTCAATTTCTGCCTGTCTTTCGATAATTTCTCGCTCTTTCTGTGCTTCGTAATACTCTTCCTCGCTTGAAAGTTCATCTTCTGCAGCAGCTATGCGGTTCATTAGAGCCACATTTCTCATTTCCTTCACGCTGTCATAAGACTTGAACATATCAAGAAGGGCATTACGAACATCTTGATCGTTATATCCCATATCCAGCAAGTTTACAGGAAGGTCATTATATACTCTCACAGCAAATTCGTTAACCGACATACCGGTTCCTTTCTTTGCAATAAGATAATTGAACTTATTAGAATCATACCCCTTGCCAATACCAAACTTAAAATTGCTCTTGCCTAACTCATATTGAAGAGATTCTGGATTCAAGCTATGAGGAAGCAAAGACTCTGATACAGCCTCTTCGAGAGTCTGAGGAGTTAAGTCCATCACATCAACGGAAGCATCCTTATATATTTCATGGATAGCTTTCATATCGTTCTTCTTCAGCGCATCAGTCACCAATGCCTTGCGTTGCTCTGAAGGCGTCATGCCCAGTTTCTCCATTTCCTGCTTGCTAACTTCTGTTTTGTAGAGTCTGCTGAGTTTATTAGCCTGAGCCTTCAAACCCTTGGCAGCAACAGACAAATTAGTCTTCAGGGCCTCCAGTTGAGCCTTTGTAGTATTCAATTCCATAAGTTGGCTAGGGTCCAGCTCTGTTTCGCCATTGATATACTGATCCAGCATATCATTCACACCATTTATCTTGCGCTCCACATCCTCCTGGGTATGATAGATGTCTTTGCGCTGAGAGGTAATATAGTCGGTAGCCTTATCCATAGTTGGATATTGCTTCTTCAATTCTTCATCTTCAAGTACGAGCACATGGAAATCATCAGATGGCACGATGGCTGATTCATCAACACCAGCCTTCTCTACCTCAGCCTTGCGCTCCTCCTTCATAGCTTTCACCTCATCAGGAGTCATCACACTGTTGCGGATAGTATTCCAGTTCTTGAAACGAGCATCAAGATCTGCAATCTGCTCATTAACCAGACTCAACTCATCCTCCACCTTCTTAGCTTTTTCCGGGTCAAGATCGGAATTGGTATCAAGCCAGTTCTGATATTCAATAGCAGCCTTTCTTTTGTTGGCAAGTTGCGTTTTGATGTCATCACGGCTGCCATTAACCAGATTCAAAAGTTTGCCATGGTCTTCCCCAAACTGCTCCTGAAGATACTCAGCCGCCACATTTGGATCTGTATCTTTAGAAGAATAGTCCGGCTGGCCCTCGCTCAGTCCCACGATGCCATTGGCATAACGCTGTTTCTTATCAGCCTCAGCCTTGGCTGCACCATCATTGGCACGCTGTGCGTCCTCAGCATCCAGCTCAGCACCAATAGAGACATTGAGGGCATTCTGTCGCCAAGCATTGAACTTGTCCTTGGTAACAGATTCCAACTTTTTGGGGTCTATTTGTGCATTAACATCTATATCCGTATCTGTCAATATAACATGACCATCGTCAGTATACCCCACAATTTTAACATCAGAAGGCTCATCACCCTCTTCCATAGAAACTGATACAATATCCCCACGTTTAAGCCCGCTTCCAGCAAACTGGCTGATAAACTGCTTATTTCTTACATCCTTCTGCTGAGCCACTGCTTTTTCGATGTATTCATCAAGAGGAACAGGAGTGCCTTTCTCTATAATACTTGCTTTAGATACTTGCTTAATCGTAGGTAGTCCCTGCTCATCAGGAACGACAACAAAGGCTCCACCATATTCGTTATCTTTTTTCAGGAATACCTGTTTTCCACTATCCAAAGTAGCAGGAACTATGTTTCCGTCTTCCGTCTGGTATGGCCAGAGTTGCTGCTTTAACGCCTCACCATAACCATCATCAGCATGCTGCAGAGCATCAATAGCACCCTTCTTGGCATCCATAGCCTCTACATACTTACTGATAGCATCTTTCTGTGCCGGTGTCAGACTACCGGCACGCTGAGCAACAAACAGATCCATATCTTTACCTTCGCTATAGGCATTGGCTACAATATCAGGCATCTTTTCATTGTCAGCAAACGCACGCTTCAAACGTCCTGTAGCTAAATCGCTATTATAGTCGATAGCCTGCAAAGCCTCAGAATCCCCATTCTTATAGGCATTCTGTCCCATAACAAAAGCATCAGAAGTAATAACATCAGCAGATGAATTATCTACATTTACAGTCGAACCGCCTTCACCTTGACTAGATGAAGCATCGGTTTTACCTTGATAAGGTGAAGAACCTTCTGAAACAGGAGGCTCCTGACCACCAGCAGAACCCTCTACAGAAGCAGGTCCCTCAACAGGAGTAGCTGATTTTGCGCCATCAACATCGCCCTGCTCTATACGTTTTTTATCATCCTCTATCTGCTTCATTTCACGTTTCAGTTCAATGGAATTGTAAAGCTCCTTAAGATAAGACTCCACCAGTGGCGCATACTTCTTATCTTTCGATTCCAAAGCCTTACGGAGAGTACCACGTGCCACACCATGGGAATCCTCAAAGGTATTCACAAATTCTCTCATCACGGAACTGTTCTCCAAGGCAGAATTATAGAAGTGGCGATAAGTATCAACCTGCTTCTGTTCCTCCTCAGTAAGGATGATGCCCTTCTGCTGCTTATCCATGATGTCCTTGATGGCACCAGCATTCTGATGAAGATAAACCGCTGCCTTATCCTCATCCATCAATTTCTCACCCATATTATATTTCTGGGCTGCCTGATTATACAAGCCATCAAGATGCTCCTGGGTAAACTCATTATGGAACTCACCTTCCAGCACAGAAGCCAAGCCAAGAGTCTTTTCATACTCCAGTTTCTTATCAGCCTTCTGAGCCTCATCAAGCGAAGAATACTCCTTTCTCTCAATGATACCACCATCCTTATTCAAGGTTTCGAGATACGCCTTTCCGTCATGATCCATCGGCTGAACGATGATAGAATCAACAACAGGCGAGAAAGAAGAAGGACGCTTGCCTTCCACCACAGCCATCATCTTAGCCTTCAAAACCTCCGGAACACTCTTGTCGTTCATCAGGTTCATATACTTCTGGGTAAGCTGCCCATCAAGACGCTGGGCGTTCTCACCCTCCACGGCATACTCCCCGATGCCTACCTTCTCGAAGGCATCACGAAGACCATCATAGCCGAATCTCTTCAACTCGGCAATATCCTGATCCGTAAAGTCAAACTTCTTGTTAAACTCCCTTGCGTCCTTGAATCGGGCATACTTGCCCACCATGCCCGGCAAGCCGATAGCAGTAAGGTTCGCCATGCTCTCCAAGAAACTCTCGGCAGCATCCTTACCTGTAGGCTTGAAGTTCGGATCCTGCGCCATACGCTCCAATATCTGATGACCGGTCATAATACCGGAATCCACAACCTTACCACCAACATCAGCAAGAATATTGGTAGCCAAGCCTCTGCCCTTACCTACCATGTTAGCGATGGTTCCACCCTGCATGATAGCACCTACGGCACTCTGTTTAGCCACCTCGCCCAAAGTATTAGCGATAACCTTACCCACAGAAGGATTGTAAATCTTGCCATTCTCATCGAACTGACCTGTACGATAAATCTCATCAATAGGCTTCGAGATTGCAGACTGACCACCAAAGGTAACAGCACCATGCACGGCTCCACTCTTCAAAGCCTCGGCCTTACTCTTACCGATAAGCACCTTGGCAGCTCGCTCAGCCATCTTGCGCTCCATACCCTTAGCCATGAGGTCACCAGCCAGTTTACCCTCTGCCTTGGCTACCATGCTCTTAGTCAACTTACCACCTGCGGCTCCCGGCAGCCAATAACTCCAGGCATCACCTGCAAAGGTCAGAGCACCACTAGCCACGTTCTCCCAAAAGCCAGGCTGATACTGCTGATTGGCAATATCCTCCAGCCAGTTCTGGTAGTCCGTCTGAACAGCCTTGCGAGTAATCTTACCCACAATAGTGTTACCAAGACCAGTCTTCATGATGTACTCAGCACTACCCTTAGGCATCATACCCTTAATCTCCAACTGGTCGAGTTCATTCTTAAGAACAGAATTGATCATCGGCTTGAACTGCTTAGGATCACTACTCTGAGTTCCATTCAAGCCATATCGCTGCATCACCTTAAATGCCGCATTGCTCATATCATTCAGGAACTCCGGATTCCGGTAGAGCCTGCCAAACTTCTTCTGCAAACTAGAAAGCACCTTTGCAGGATCCTTGGCCTCGTTTGCCTCATACTGAGCACCAAGTGCTGTACCCAGACGAAGATTAGCCGGAATATACTGACTTCCTTCCATACCTTCGTTGAATGCCTTGCTACCTGCCTCCTGAGCCTTATTATACTCTTCCACTACAGATGGATTCACATACTTATTGATAACGCTAGAAAGCGCATCATTGATGTCCTGATTCATCAGTCTGTCCTGTACATTCTCATCGTGAGAATAGAGGCGTGTTGCGATGCCCTCGGCTATATTGCGATAATTCGGACCATATTTGTTCACCAGACTCTGTACCATAGCTGGCTTCAGGAACTGAGCCACATAGTCATCATAGCTGATACCCATGCTGTCTGCCTCCTGCTTCAACTTATCCTGCACACCATGGCTATACCATTGCGCTTCAATACTCTTCTCTGCATCCTGCACAGTATCATCAGGCAAAGAAGAAACTACCTGGTTGGTAACGTCCATAGCCGAACGGTTGGCATATCTGCCCAGAGCAGACTTCACTATGCTCACTGCCTCCTCATTGCTATTGGCAGTGCCATCAGCCAACAAGTCGGCAACCATATTCTCAAAGTAATCGCCCTGCTTATCCGGTCTCTGCTTCCAGTTCTCCAGATAGTTGGCAAGTTTGGCATCCATCAACCCCTCATTATTCACCACACCAGTTGGAGTCGTAACAGGAGCCGCCTCTTTAGATTCAGGAGAAGCCGCATTAGCTGATGAAGAAGAAGCTTCTTCCTTCACTGGCATTTCCTCACCTTTTACAACTGGCTGAGGAATCTCTGGTGATGGCTGATATGTTCCGTTGCTCGTCTGAACACCAGTAGGAATCATATCCAAAACTTTTGCTATAAGCCCAGGATCCTTGTCTGTTGTTTCCTGCTTCTTTGCTGGTTGAGCCACCTGCGGCTTAGTCTGAGTAGAAGCCTTCTGCTCTACACTCTGAGTCGTAGAAGAAGCATCTACCTGCTTACCACCACCAGTAGCAGATGGAGCTGGCTCCAGCACCATCTTATCAAAGTCAGCCTGTGTTCCCACATCATACCCCATGTTCTTGGCCTCATTGTAGTACCAGTTACGATCTTCCTCGTTGTTCAAGTCCTTTTTGAAGTCATCATAGCTACCTACTTCATAGCCATTGTTCTTGAACTCATTATAAAAATATTGTCTGTCTTGCTCGTCAAACATACCTTATCTTATTTTTTGATTAATAATCAGTTACTTTGTTCTCCTTGATGGTGGAACCTTACTGCCGCCTCTACGTGAAGGAGGTACTTTACTGCCACCCCTACCTCTACGAGAAGGAGGAGTCCGGTCTAACTTCATCTTAGCCTTAGCCCATCTAGAAGCCTGCTGACGATTTTTCTCATTCGCCCAAGTGCCACCTCTGCCATCATTACCACCGATAGCCATACCATTGTTTTTAGCCCATTCATTCACATGTTTCTTGAAAACAGGGTCGTTCACATACCTGGTGTTGAAATCATCAGCCTCCTTCTGGTTGGCATTCCTCTGATTCTGTCCCTCTGTTTGCGAATTGATATGCCTAACTTGCGCACCCTTCACGTTAACGCTAGCATTATGATCAGCAGCTCCGGCATTGGCATTATTAGTTTGAGCATCAAGTAATTTTCCCTTTTTGCCTCTTAAAGCATCTTCAGTCTCCTTCTTCGATGTGCTAAGTGCAGCCTGTGCAGCAGCAGCATTGCCTCTCTCCTTCTCCGTCTGAACCTTTACAGGAGTGAGAGCATCCGTCTGATTCTTCTGTGAACCACGATAAGCTGCCAGTTCCTCATTTGCCTTTGCAGCAGCCTCTGCCTGCATCTGTGACTGTTTATCTTGACGGTCCTTATAGATATTCACCATCATCTGGTTATATCCCTTGGCACGAAGAGCCTCAGTAGCATCTCTTATCTTGCGTTGGCGATCAGTAAGTTCTTGTGCAGATTCTATTTTTTGCGATGGAGCACCTTGAACCGTACCAAAGAAGTTACCCAAGTGCATAAAAAGATTTCCCCATTGTTCCCATTTGGCTTGATTCTCTGCCTTCTTTTGCAGAGCTGCATTTGCAGCCACTGTTTTATCGGCATCACCAAGTGAAGAAAGCCAAGGCATGAAGGCAGACCAGTTTCCATCACCATTCTTCTGGTAATCCCTCATAATGTCATAAGGCTTCATCTGCCTCAATAGAGGGTTCTGCTCTATCTCGCTATAAGGTCTACTCCAGTCAATCTTGATACCCTGGTTAGGCTCCACCTTGGTAACTTCCTCGGTTGGCTGCAGGGCAAAAGATTCCTTGCCACCATTCTTAGTAATACCAGTCGTATCTATGGCTGTACCCTTTCCCGGTTCAGTATCAGTTGTCTGAACTGATACTGCAACCTCCGGCTTCACCGCATTATCATCAGGGAAAATAGTAACAGGAGTAACAGCAGTAGCCGGGCGTTTAGGAGTTAAATCATCCAATGTAAATCCCATAATTACCTCCTTCCTTAAATTGGCAATTTACTTGCAGCTCCAGCCAAGCCGCCAGCTGCATCCGTGATACCCTGAGCTGTAGAAAGAGCCTTCTCCTTCTTGGCAGTGGCTATATAGTTAGTCATAGCATCAATCTGAGAATCAGCACCATTCCACACATTTTCTTTGGTCTGAGCACCTTGCACAGCAGCCTCTTGCATAATCTTACCCACCTGCTCCTGAGCAGCCTGCTTACTCAGCGCAACCGCTTCATCAGATCCACCACTAACAATATTGGTGTTCTTTGCGGTTGCTGTAGCATTATCCAATACCTTCTGGGCATTGGTCACGGCTACCTGATTCTCCGCTGACTGAGTAGGATCCTGATAATACAAGTTGTCACGATGATCCTTCACCTGCTGCATGCGGTCTTGATACATCTTGATAAAATCATTATATCCTTGGTTCCTAGCTCTGGCCGCTAAGGAACCGCCTACAGCAGTGATTGCACCACCTAAAAGTCCGCCAGCAGAGCCTTTAAGCCCTTTGGCAATTTTTCCAATAAGTCCCATAAAATTCGAATTTTAATGTTTAAACTGTTCAAAAGTAATGCGTTTTTCTTACCTATCTGTGATAAGTTCCGCAACTTGAACACCAAGTTTCGTAATTTTTTCCTATATTTGCACCCGAAAACTATCAGTAAACATTAAAAATCAATAGAATATGGCAGTAAAACAAGACAATAATAATGAGCCGAAGCCAAAGAGGAAGAAGACTGGCGGACGTAAGGCTGGCACACCTAATAAGGTTACCAAAAGTGTGCGTGAAAGCCTTCGTGATGCCCTGACTGGCTACATCAATGGTATCAATGAGAAGAACTATTCACTTTTCACAGATCTCATGGAGATTCAAGAGCCTGCCGGACGTCTGGCGATGGTGGCTAAGTTCCTTCCATACGTGGCTCCTAAACTCCAGTCTGTATCGTTCAATAATGATGAATCCAGAAACTTATCTGTGGAGGAATCTTTCATGGAGCTGGAAAAGAAATTTGAGAAACAAGAAGCCACTATCAACATCAAAAATCTCAAAATTGTTAATAATGGCTAATTATAAAAAATGGGTAGCCCTCTCTAAATTTTCTTCAACTTTAGAGAAGACTACCCTTGACTTGGTTATCGAGCAAAAACGCTCTATTTTAACTTATATTGGGTCAATTTTAATCTGTATTAACACAAAATAGCTATTTTATGTCCCTGACTCGTTCAAAGTACTTCGTCTGGTCCTTGGTGATATTCTTCACCTTGATCTGTATCGTGCAGTTCTTAGGCACAGTATCATTTATGCTGGCCATGAGCTGTTCTATTATCTCATCTGTGTTCTTGTAGCCCTTGCCATCCACATGAGCCACAACCTCGCCCATGAAGTAAGCATCAGCAGACAACTCAAAGTTTTCCTCTACCTTATCGAATACAGGCAGATGATGTTCCTCCAGGCGTTTGCTCTTGTCGTTAGTGAAAAACACCTTCTCAACAATTTTCTCGTTTATCTCCCATATCTTTGAAAAATCCGGTTTCACATATCCCATAGTGATTTTATGCCTATTAACATGATTTAATCCGAATGCTACATCATCGAAACTAACTCCAAGGTCATTTTGAGCAATAGTTGCCCATGTGTGCCTGAAGGTATAGGTAGAATATGTTTTATCACCTTGTTTCATTCCAAGATTATTAAGACAGATTAAACGAATCTCGTGACTCTGGCTTGCAACAAAATTTCTATCATTAAGAAACATCTTATGAAACTTGAAAAGATATTCATCTTTCTCATCACTTAGATATTTCTCAATAGTAGGAATTAACATGTCGGGAACTCTGATTTCTATATAAGCCTTATCCTCTCTTCTTGTTCTCGTCTTAGCGCGCTCGTAATGCAAAATTCCATCATAATAGGCAGTCTTCTTCATCCTATAGAGATCAACACCATTAATTCCTGCTAAGCAAAGCGTCATTTTGCAAATATCCTGAGCCATCTTTCTAGCCTTCTGGGTTACATTAATGCCAAAAAACGTTCTACACTCCTCCATGGTAATAGCTTTTTTCTCAGGTACATCATGCTTAGGAATCTTCACTTTTGCCCAAGGATTCACCTTTATACGAATGATGTCATTATCATAATCATTATATTTAAGAAGTCCAGCCTTAAAGATGGTTTTTATTGTGACAGGGTAAGTCTCTTTAACTCGCTTGAAACGAGATAATGAATCTATCCACGACTGTATAAAAGACGTAGTCATCTGAGAAAACATTATCTTATGAGTCCCAGCGAATTTTTCCAAAGCAACCAAAGATGCTTTATTTAATTCTACAGTTCTTTGCTGATGCGTATAAGAAATCTTATCAATATATTCTCTAGCATAATCCGAAAAGCAAAGATCATCATGAGAAGCCAAAAGAAGATCTCTAACCTGTTCCACCGACAAATTAGCAGTATCATATCTATTGAGCATTTCTACCCACTTGGTAATCGTAACCATACAGGAGTTAAGTACAAACGGATCCTTCACTTCACGCTTACCAGGAACCACACCCTTACTATTCACCATCTTGTCTGTTTTGATGTTGATTATTCTGCGTTTATGTGTTAAACGAATATAGACTACATAAAGTCCATCTGAACGTTGATGCTGAACCACTACTTTAAATGTTGCCATACCAAAAAAATCTATAAACAATTTCTAAACATTCACCTCAATTTGACACGTTAAACTTGCCAAACGATGCATTTTTTATTTAAAATAACCCTCTAATATCTGATACTTTGCGCTATATCTCAGAGAATCAAGACCTTAACACAAGAAGACTAATATTAGCGGTTCACTCATAGTACGTGCAAAGGTAATGAAAAAAATCGAATTCCAAATAAAAAAGTGACCAAAAACACAAAAAAACAGCAAGAAAATTTGGATATATAAAAAGAAGTACTTACTTTTGCACACACAAACATAATTGAAGATGAATAAAGATAAAATATTAACACTGAAGAATGTTACTAAAAGTAGCATTTGGGAATTGCAGGAGAACGATGTGTTCCGTCTTTGGGAAGCAGTAGAAAAGGATGCTGACCTCAAGGATTTCCAGAACAAGTATATCGCAGTTATCCGCAGCGCATTCGAAATGGAACCAGTGACGGTAGACCGTCCTGAAGTGATTGACAAACTGATGGCACGCGGCTTTAAGATTGGCACTTTCCGTATCAACGACAAGAAAGAAAAGTATGCCATCAAAAAGCGCCCTATCATGCGTGTTACTGATCTTACTTACGAAAATGTAAGTCACATCACCGCCAATAAGCTCATCGAACTCTTGGAGCGCAACTTTGGTGGTGGCTGGGAGAGTCTGCCTCAGAGCATCCAGGACATCATCGAAAGTAATTTCGACATCAGCACAACTACTCTTCCTGCTGACCGCCTGAAAAAGCCGGGTGGTCTTTACGAGAAGAAACTCGCCGATGACTACGAGGTGCTCGTGGTACCAAAAGGTTCTTGGGTAGAAGCAATCTTTGCCAAGGAGAAGCCAAAGGTAGAAAAGGTTCGCATGAGATTCGATGATGAGAATGATTTGAAACGCAACGACGACCTGCTCGACCCAGACGAGGATGAAGACGAGGATGCACCAGAAATCGAGGATCACTACAACGATCCAGATGAGGATGACGATGCATTCGATGACGACAAGCTTACTGAGGAAAGCTACCGTACTACCTTCGAAGACCCGGAGAACCTCGGTCTTGATGATGCAGAAGATGTAGCCGACGATGATTATTAATTCAGTTTATACATTATTATAATATAAAGAGAAATGAACGCATTAATTGGATTTGTTGCATTAATCGCTGTAGGCCTCGTAGGTTGGGCGATTGCAGAATTTAAGTACAAGGCTTTCACTTTCACCCGTTCAGAAAAGGACATCGAGGAAGAGAAAGAGCTTGAAGAGCAGAAACGCGCAGAGGGTTTCAAGGAGATGAACATCCGCGACATCATGCGCAAAAACTCAACCAATGGTTATAACGCCGTAGGTTAGTATTATGTTAATTTACCTATGCTTATGATACAGTATATCATCATAGCAATCATATTGGCGGCATGCATCACGTATGCCGCCATTTGTATCTACCGCTCCATCAAACAAGCACGAGAGTGTAAAAACTATCAATGTTCAGGTTGCCCATTCGTTGAGAAATGCCAAAAGAATAAAAAGAAAGAGGCTACTCAGCGGAAAGAACAAGAGCAGTTCTCATAA